TATTAAAAAATAAACGAATAGAATAAAAAAAGAAGGAATCGAGAAAAAGAAAAATGATTGTTAAATCAATTATTGACTCAATAATAAATAAAATTTAAATTATTTTTATTTTTTATTATAATAAATTTATAATAAAAATTGATAATATTTTTACATATTTAGTTTTGCAAAACTTTTTGTAAAATGCCAAAAGAAGTGATTCCTATTCACATCGTCAATGCGACAATTGAAAGAATGAAAAATTACGACGATTATGACAAGGCACAATATAGACTAGTTATTTTCAAAACGAGCGATGTTGACAAAAAATGGAGACCGACCAAGGATTACATTGGTTCATACAAAAACATTAAATACGCTAGTTCAAGACTGAAACTAATGAATTCACAAGTCGACATAATCAACCACGAGGTGAATGTTCCACCTTATATTTATATAAATAATCAAGGGTTTATTGAATTCTTCAATGGCAGAAACAGATTCGCCAATTTGAGAGAAAACGGGGCACACGAAATTCCATTTATTATCGAAAAAAAATTCTTCAAAAAATACAAAAAAATATTTGCATAATTGGTAATCTATCGTTTCCAAACCTCAAAAAAATTTGATCGACAAGGCCCCCAACCACCTTCTTCCACATAGTCTAAATAAAAGTTATTTACGGTTAAAATAAGATCCACTTGCTCTTTTTGTGATATATCATTATAATCGTTCTCCATAATAATTAGATTAATATTATTCAGCATTTCTGGCATATCCATTAAAATATAGTAAAACGCACCTTCGCAGTCTAATACTAATGTATCAAAAACAATGTTATACTTTTTTTGTAATTCGTTAAATGAAATAATATTGATTTCGGCATACCCATCTAGTAAGACGTCGGATGCGATAGTATTCCACCCTTGCTGAATTAGTTTTCTTTTAGATAATGCGGAACTTTCAATATTGAAAGAAAAATTATTTATATTTCTATTTTCCAATAATTGTTGTGCAATATTGACATCAGACTCGAGAACAACAAAATTATTATTATTATTAGCTTTTAAAATAGATGAAATAACGAGAGAATTTCTGCCTATATTGCCGCCTATTTCCAAAATCTTTTCATTTCCTTTTAAATATCGCACGGCCATAGTTTGCTCGGGAAACTCATCATTTAAACTACCGTGATTTATCTGTAGAGTAGAATGTATATTCAATATTTTATTAACTAATTCATTCATATTTATTGCCTCAACTGTGTTTGTGAGTGTGTTAATTTTTATAGTTAAACTGTCATCATATTCAGTTAATATTCCATTATTTAAGATAAATACTTTTTTAAGAATCCCGGAATTATTGTCTGTAAAAAAATGAGCTCTATTAATATCACCTGAAGGTATCGTTATAATATTTCTATTTCTTAATGTAGTAAAACATATATCAGTAACATCAATAGTGTTCTCTATTATACCGTATGCGATTTTCATTTTATATAATATATAATATATTATATAATATTATTTATTACTTTAACATAAATATTAATACTATTTTCTATGGAAAAAGGTTCAATCCAAATATATTTCTAAATTAAGAATTCTAAAGAAAGGATACAAATATAAATTAATTTTATTAATTATATATATAATGGCTGGACAAAGCGTCTTTTTATATGGTTCTGTTGGAAATACACCGATTCTTTCTATGGGATTACCTGGCTACTCGCCTTTAGGTAGAGGTTTAAAAGGTTTTATTCCTCAGCAAGTTCAAGATAATGATAATACGTATGAAGATTTTGAACAAAACAGGTACCAGGTTGTTCAATCTTGGAACAATGTTTATAAATCTCAAATAGTGGCTACAAATGCAGTTTCTAAATATCCTGTTGGAAGAGTTATAACGCCTTTTCGTGCTGTTAATAATGCGGGTGATATATTAAGTAGAAAAGACTATTCGTGCAACACAGGATGTCAAACTTTTCAAAGTAGACCAAATGTGCACGGATTAAAGCAAAGGTTTGGCTCTCAACAAGTGCAATGTGATGGCACACTTGTTCCCGCTGGAACGTGTAATGGTAGGTACGTTTATGATAGTTCAAATTATTCCACTTTTTTAAAGCAAAAAGCTATAGCCAAAACGTATAACAATTTGTCCTATGGTGGAAATGAGTACAATGGAAGTCAAGTGGCGTGGAGAGCGATCAGACGTTATTAAATTAGTATGATTGTTATTATTATAATGAAGACAATAAAAACAATGAAAACAATGAATATAATTAAAATATATATATTAAGAAAAATGTTGGTATAGTTTATAGGAATGAAGTTTTTCAAGAAAAACTGGTTATCTATACTTTTGTTTGTATTTGTACTATTTTTAGTGCATCATTATTTGTGTAAACACAGAGATGGGTTTAAATTATCCGATTCTAAGGGAAAACACGGATCTGGATCTGGGTTAAAGCACGGATCAGGACATAAAAAATAAAAATAATATGAGTAATTTAGGAGTATAAACAACATTATATTTTCATCTTTGTATAATATAAATGTCTAATAATTATGCATCATATTATATACCACCATCTGCAGTTCAATACGATAACTATGTTTCAGCACAAACAACAGGGCCATTGAGTTCATCGCAAACTCCAAACCAACTTGGTTATCATAGTTACGGTGTTTTAAATGGTGTTCATCCTAACCCTCCACAATATTATCCGGCTGACGGTGCGAGCGAGTTTGCACAATCGCGTTTTCAATATGCAAATGTAGATACTTCAAAAGCACAACAAATGATTGCTCGTGCTAAGGTATTAGCCGAATCAAATCCATATAGTTTTTTCTCTGCATCTACACAAAGACAATTACCAGTTGGAAGCTCACATATGAATTATATCCCTCCAACACCTTCATCTATGTATACTTCAGTACGTAAACGACAAGCTGTAGGAAAAAGCTCATACAAACAGGGATTGCCTGCGGCTGCCCCATTATCTTACAAGAGTTACGATAACAATGATGTTAGGCATTCATTGCGTATATTAAGAGGTGCCGGGTGTGTTGCACCTAAAAAATGTGGGGCGGTTTACAATACAACGTGCAGATCAGGTGGAGGTGTATGTAATATAGGGGCTATAGCTGGCCAGGGGTACTAAAGGAAAGAGTCCAAAATCAGCGTATAAACATTATTTAAAAAAAAATATTTAGAAATAATATAAATGAATAAATATTTTGTAGAATTTTTAGGTACATTGATACTTGTTTTCGTGGTATTATCAACAGGAAATTGGTTGGCCATCGGTGCTGCTTTAGCAGTTATTGCTCTTGTTCTCGGACCTATTTCTGGAGGTGCGTTTAATCCAGCCGTAGCAATAGTTTATTTAGCTAATGGTACAATTCCAAGCAGTGATTTAATACCATATATTATTGCAGAAATTGCCGGAGGATTAGCTGCTTATGAAATTGTCAAATTGACCATTAAAAAATAAATTTTATTATACTATATTATATGCCAAAAAAGAGTTATCGTAGAAAACATAGAGGAGGTTTAAATGGTAGCGAAATAATTAATAATGCAACTACTAAAATATCTGATTTAACTGGAAAGGTAGGCGATTTATTTAATAAAGGTATTAGCACTGCAAGTACTAGTCTGACTGACGCAACTCAAAAAGTAGAAAATAGTTCAACTGGACAGTGGTTTGGCAATTTTTTTAATAGCTTAAGTAGCACAAAACAAAAACCTGTCGGAATGATGGGTGGTAAAACAAAGCGAAAAAGAGGACGCAGAGGAGGAATTGGTGGCCCTCAATTAAGCTGGAACAGCACTGCTGCCAATTTCCCTTCTGCTGCTGGTCCAGACGGAAATAATATTTACGATTTATCTAAATTTAACCCATATGCACCAATGACAGGTGGTTGTATGCAAAAACATCACGGTAACTTTAGCCCAGCGGATTTCGATGCAAATGGAAATTCGTACTTAATAGGTGGAAAATCACGACGCCACCGAAAAAGACGTAATCACAAAAAGTCAAAGAGACGCGGATAATAAAACGTATTTATAAATAAAAATATGTTTTATTTATTTCTTATTCATTAAACGATATAAAATATATGCACCAAGAATACCAATTATAGCATAATAAATTTTTATTATATTGTCATCTGGTAAATTAAACGATGGAGTATATTTTGTTATATTTGAAAAAGTTTCTTTGCATCTTTGTCCAGTGACTGGATTCAGATTATCTGGAAAATTGCAAGGATCCGATGTTGGTGCATTTTGCAAATCGACAATACTAACAAAATGTGTTTCAGAACCAGGCGTATTATTCCCATCTATCGTTTGAAAAGTGACTGCTTGACACTTTGGTGTTGAACCAGAAGTAAAAGCCTGCATAATAGCAAATGGATTTATTGCATTCAAATTGCTTATTGTTCCGGGTATTAATCCTTCAACTTCTGAAAAATTAACACCCATAGCAGACGAAATAAACGGGATATTTCCATTAGGTACGTTATTTATATATATATATCTATCTTCTTGCTTTAATTCACAACCACTGCCCTGTCCATCGCAACTGTTTACATCTAAGCATTTACCTCCGGTAGGTAAAAAAAATTTATTACCTAAAGGCTTTCCCGTTTTTGAAGCCTCGCCTCCACCACTAGTTAGCAATTCGGTATAACTTATTAAACCACTAAAATCTTTAACAAAAGCATTCAATGTTCCATCAGAAGACATTCCTAATTCACTCGGTGAATTAATATATTTCCAATATTCATATGGTTGTCCCATAAATTTTGTCTCAACACCATTTAAATCGGTTAATACGGATTGAAATATATTGGACGATTCCGAACCAGACATCACTTATATAATATTTATATAATAATTTTATTTATGTACCTGATATATCAACAGGCTCACCATTCGTTGTGATTTGTGATACTGCTTCAGCTTGCTGTTCGACTAAGCCATTTACTTGCGTCTGCAATTGTACAATATTACCAGAAATATCTAAAACTGTTTTATTTAGTTCATTTATAGTCTTATTTAAACTAGTTACCTGATCGTTCAAATAAGAAATATTACCCGAATTTTGTTGTGTTAGGATCATTACATTGTTTGGATCGGATGTATTATAAGGCTGAAATGAACTCCCATTATTTGTATCCATCCCTTCTACAATATCTCCAAATATAGCTAAAAAAACTTGATAGATGATTAATAAAATAAAAAATAATATTAATATTTTTACTAAGATCATTCTATAATTATTATATAATTATTATATATTTTATTTTCTTCTGATAAATTATACTAATGTCAACAGCTGTTTTTTCACAAGGTATGGAATCATATAATAATACGGGATTTGCACCATTTACAGCACCTTATGCAACTTGGAAAGGAACTGGTCCATATAGTTATCCTGCAGCAATAACTAGCGGAAATATTCGTCCGCTAACAAATCGTGACCCGACAAATAATGCTCCACAAAAATTCGGGTTACCTCGCCCCTTAAAATGGCAGTATAGAAAGGGCACTACTAGTCAACGTCGCATTACTATTATCAACCCAGATCAACCGGATCAATATATTGAAGTAAATCGCGAATCACGTTCTTCAAAGACGTCATCCCTAATAGGTCAAACAATTGATCAACCTGGTCGTTTTATGGTTAAACAGAATCCAATTGATGAAACCAATGAGACTGAACAATTAGATAAAGATTGCAAAACATGTCACGGTATTGGACTTGTAACAAGTTATTCACCAGAACCGTATCTAACAAATAATCCGCAACCTGTCGTTTGCACTCCACAATTATGTTGCAATGAGGAAAATAAGGCGTTAAACCGCGTAATATATGCGAGTACAAATTTGAAAAAAAATTACTTCAACTCGAGTCAACAATACTTGGCAAATCGTTGTCAAACATACACACAAAAAGCATTCAACTTTTATTCTAGGGCAAATTTACCAGAAGATTATGCTGAAATTGTTTCTAATAATCCCGGACTTGCGGCTAAAATTAAAAACTCTAAACCAGGTGACCCTTTCAGTTATAATAATACGTATGTAGCGAATTGTTATCCTAATACTGACACTTCACAAATTGCAGTAATCGGACAAATATTTGATACTATAAATAAAGCAGGTGCTTTTACTTTTAACGATGTACACAAGTATTATTCAACCGCATTTAATATTATTGCCGATTTATACAAGTTTATCCAAACAATCGAAGGCGATATTGCACTTGCAAATAACATATTTTACGGCTTCATAAATAATCCTAATTTTGTTGGCATTTTTACAGGCCCAAATAATCCGCGTGGGTGTAAATTAGTTGTGTATAAACCCAGTAATCCACAATTTGCGTGTGAAGGTGGAGTTAGTAGCAGCACGAGAACCTTGAAATTAACTGTAGATACTATCAGCACAAGCATTGCCTCTATGCGTAGATTGAAAGGATCCGGACAAGTGTTGAATGTGGGTGGACAACCATTTGTACCATTTATCTATAAATCAAAAGTTCCTCCGTGCAACCCAGGTGTTTACACACAAAATGGTAATCCTAAAACGTGTTTCAAAAACTCCGACGATTATATGTATAAAGCATATTCAAAATTGGGTAATATTGGTGGAAGTATAAATGGAACACAAGTCTCTGAAGTAGGTATGAGTGGGGCAAACCTATAAGGAGCAGGGCAAACCTATAAGGAGCGTGCCAAATCATAACCACCGTCATCTTCAATAATAATAAATATATCTTCGTTATTAACACCATCATTTTCAATCACCAACCCGCTATTTTCATTTTCTTTTGGTTGTAAAAATATATTGATAGACCCTTCCAAACATTTTTCATTGTTTAAAAATATATTAATTTTATCAGTAAACTTGTTATACGGTATTCTTAATTTATCGCACCATTGTATACATTTTTGAATATTCTTTCTTTTTAAAATATCCATTTTTTCCTCTTTATTTTTATTATTATATAGGTTAATTAATTGATCTATGTATTCAATTTGTTGATATCCAATTATTATGTTAGATTCCTCGATTTTATTTACAAAATAATAAGAAACTTCTTCTTTTAATAGTGATACAATATTTTCACCTTCTTTTGTAAGTACCTTATTAAAAATACACAAAAATATGTTATATAAATAATTATCCTCATTATTCAATAAAAAATTCTTACAAATAATATAACGTTCACTTGACAATACATTTGAAATAATTGGTTTTATTATATAAACCTTGTCATAAAAACTACTCAATATATGAAGTATTTCTATGAGCGGTCTGTAAAATATATTATGAATCTTAATTATTGAAATACCATTTACATTCTGATTGAAAATAATATTGCATAATATGTATATCATACCAAGAATATATTTATTTGTCTCATCTTTATAGTCCTCGTCATCTAATTCATAATACAAAAAGTCATATGTAAAATTTCTAAAATTATCTACATTCTCAAAACCTCTTTTAATATTTTTCATAATTACCCCATCATTTTCTTCTACATTTTTATCTTCACGATCTTCTCTCATTATATTCAAAAACTCGATTACCGACTTTGAATTTTTCCCGTAAATTAATACATTAATGTTTTCATCTGAAAAAGAATCAAATAGCTTAAATATGCTCTTTATTTCCATTAAAACATAGAAGAGATTTGAAAACGGTTTTAACTTACCCACAGATAAATTACAATTCGGAACCGTTGTAAAAATAAACTCATATGAATTTATCGCTTTATTTAACAATAAAAAATCCGCGGTTTCTATTATTTTTAACTGGTCATTCAATTTGTTTAAATAATAGTGTAAACTGTGTGATACAAATGGATTTTGTTTGTTGTCAGATTCTTCTGTCAACGGTTCTATAACTATATTTATATTATTTTTGGGTAATATATAATAACTCATCTATTGAGGCTATTATTATATATTATTAATTATTTAAGTATATTTGTTCAAATTAATCTTCAATCTTTAATTTGGGTTTTTTAACCTTCTTTGGTTTTTCTCCCTCCACCACCAATTTCACTTTTTTTGATTTAGGTTTATTTTCCTTTACTTTAACCTCTTCTACTACATCCAAATCTAAATCAACATCTGCCTCAGCTTCCGTTGCAGCAATCAATATTAACTTATTTGATAACTTACGGACCCGTGGTCTAGACAATTTAATTTCTTCCTTTGCCACCTGGACTGCTTCTTTGGTTTGCTTTTTCTCTTCCCTTAACTCATCCAATGTTTCGTCCAATAATTCCAACGAAATTTTTTCAGCATTTACATTTCTAACTTTTTTATAGACAAAATATCTGTTTAAAAAGGATACTTTTTTTTCAATTGCGTTCATTAATGCTGCACTACCATAAGGACTCTTTCTAAAACGACTTTTTTTTGTTTCTTCAAGCATTAAATTGAACAAATCACCAAATAGTCCGGACCCTTCTGGTAATCCCAATCCTTTCGCCTCTTCGCGACTTATTAAATTAAAACCATAATTCTCCATCACTCTACCCAAATAATCAAAATTCACCAAAAACTCAGGGAACATCTTATTTATAGACTCTTGATACACTGATATTTTGTATCCAATACTTGTGGCATCATCCTCAAAACTTTCATCACCGTATTCTTTTCTTATTTCCCATATTTTTGTAGCATCGTCATATAGTTCAATTGAATCCCCTTCTTTAGTCTTTTTTAGCATTTCGAATATCAATTTACCGTCATAACACGCACCAATAAAATAACCTCCCACTTTTGTACATTCAGATACATTTCTAATAAAATTTTGAAATGTACTCTGCGTCTCAAAGAAATAATGTAATGCAAATTGACAAGACGAAACATTGAATCCTTCTTCGGCTTTTCCAAATTGTCTCAATACACCCTTACCTAATCGATCTTCTACACCCTCCTTTTTTCCCTCCCCAAAAACAGCCTTGGTTATTTGCACAGCCTTGTCATTTAACATAGCAGAACCAGATTTTATATTTGCACTACTATTACCATTTACAAATAATGCATATGGTATAGATTTGAAATCTTTACGAAACTCTAAGAATCTGGCACACGCACCGTCCAATCTATTTTCCAGATTATCCTTTGATATATCAATACCGAATACAAATGATAAATTTGCGGCTATCCATTTTGGAAAGTCACCACCTTTCCCACAAGCATAGTCTATTAAAATATCACCCCGCCTTGATACACTTGTTATCAAGAGTTTTTTAACAAACTGATTATGAAAATCACGCAATGCTCTTGTTTTGTTTGATGAGGTTCCGTTTCTGTTGTAATATATGTCATCATCTACAACCTCCTCTGGGATATTATTACCGGTTGCGATCATTTCTACCGTTATTGGATTATGTATAGAGTGCCAATTGCTATTTGCTACGTGATACGCATTTCCAAATTCATTCATACCTTGTTTATATTTTGCCGTCTTATCGTATCTATAACGCAACGGGATCCACCTCCATTGTCCTTGCTTATCCAGATCATATCTAAACTCTACAATAGAACCGTCTTCAAACACTTCGCCTTCTTCAGTAAATAATTGATTTACGCCAGTATCATCCTTTCGAAGCATAATGTTGCAAATACCGGCATTAGGTTCTGCTGGATTAGTTGGCACAAATTCAGCTGGTCTATAATCCCTCTCATTATCTACATCTTTGAATTCAGGCAATCGATCCTCAAGCACATCTTGACACGGATTTATATAACCGTGTTTGGCAGAATTAAATCCAACACACAATGTAACTGTTTTATATTCATCCAATTGAGAAACCGAACTCGTATTCATACCATCTTGAAATATAGGTGTTATCAAATCAGCACCATTTGCATTCTTTATTGTCCTTACCAGAAAATCAATCGTATTGAATTTTGCAGGTTTCCATTTGAACGAATATTCCCAAGTGATAGTCTTATTAAGTTGCACAACCCTGCCAGCTTTATTCGCACCTACGCCCATACTGGCCGGTGTAAAGATGAGACCATCTGTATTGTATTCAAATAAACCATCTTCATCCATTTTCAAAATATGTCCACACGCCGAAAAGATACTATCACTTGGATTAGTTGGATAAAATTTTTTACAGTCAAATCTCTGTGGACTAGGTTCCCCATCCACTATTGATTCCGGATGCAATGACCTAATCAAATTCTTTAATATGATCAACCGAAATTGAGAAGGTGTGTCATCCGGCTTTCGAGGTACAAAATTGAGACTTCGTACATCACGTTTATTTATAAAATAAATATCAAACGCCGCATATAAATTAATAAACTTACCATTTTTATCGTGAAGAATATTTTCACCGTCAACCAGGGAATTGAACGTGTCTTTATTTCTCGTAATCGCACCTGTAAAAACGACCTGCATACTATTGTTTATCAAGTATATTTTTCCTTTTCCCGATATATACATCAGAAACCGTTGACCGTCGGCTTTATCTGTAACAGTGTAATCATTTCTAATATTAGGAATGTTTGTTCTTTCATTAATAGGCGTTATGTTTTCTATTTGAAGCGTATAAGAAGATGGACCAATAAATCTATCTGGATAAACTCGAGCGTGTTTTGCAGAATCATATTCATCACCCATTATTATTTTCATATAATCATCAAGTACCGACTTTTGTTCCGGATAAGAAATCGGATAATTTGTTCCTTGAAGACCCATTAAAACAAACTTGATGGATTTTCTTAAAGACAATAGCAAACTATCAAAATTGTAAAAATACGTACCTGGTCCAATTTTCTTATTATTTACTTCTAATTCAATCTCATAGACTTCCTGATTTGTAAAAACACCAGATTCTTCCGTTGTATAGGCTAATATTGGTTTTTTCGTTTCAGGGTCATACGATGAACTTTTAACAATGCTTAAATCAACATTAATCGGCAAGTCGCGGTGCGTAAAAGTAACTCTATTTATGTAACGAAAATACTTTTTTGATTTGTCCCACGTCTGCAACATATTTTTTATCTGTCCAACTCCAGGACTCAATTTCTCTTCAATTTGATATGAAAGGCGAAAGTTAAAATCATCCATATCTACTGGAAATGACTTTTTATCGCCCTGAAAATACGGCATTTTTTTTAAAAACTCAACTGTGCTAGAAATATCATAGCGGTTCATCAAATTATTAACATTATTATGATTACAATATTCTTGTATTCCTGCAAAACCAGTAATCTCTGTCCTTATTTGCGATGTTTTAAAACGCCCAGTTGATGAATCTAAAAACTCGTTATTAATACGCAACATATATGTACCCTTTTCATTATCACTTGCGAACCCAAGTGATTTTAATTTCCTAATAACGTTGTCATAGTCAATCTTGGTAAGAGGTTTTATACCTCTACTCCCAAACCGAACTTCCAATTCGCTATTTTTTTTTGTATCAGATACATACGGGTTGTTTCCCCAAAATAAGTTAACCAAGTTATTAAATTGCTCGTTTGGCGGCTCTCTCGCTGATGGTGGTTCTCTTGATTTCTTTTTAGTATTTGTGTCTAAATCTCGTTTCGTTGACATTTGGCTTGATATATATAGATTAGACATATTTTTATATTCATCCTTCAATTTTATATAATATTAGTGTTATTATATAAATCATTTTAATATAAATAATAACTTATAAATTACATATTAATAATTCATACAAATCCTTTTTTGTCTTCTTATTTAGGTTATCCACCTTTTCATCTAATCCCAATCTTTTGCATAATTCTAGCAATTCATCCGTCTTATAACTACTCATCGCCTTGATTGGTTTATCCATACTCTCCCAATTAAAGAAAGTTGTCCTATATTTTTTCAAATCATCCGGTGAACAATTCATCTCATAACAATATTTCTCTGGATTATCGTACTTGTGCACTACGTGAAATGCAGCATCTTCGTCAAAAACAAGTTCAAAACACTTTCGCTTATTGATAAATAATACATTTATATTTTCAGCTATGCACAAAGCAATAAATGTTTTCATACCTATCTTACTTTTATTTGCTAACTCGTCTTCAACATCCTCTTTCACATTTTTAATTTTTTTGCATTTTAATGCCTGTTTTGTTGTTCTTAATTTTTCGATCAACTTAAACTTTTCCGCTTTTTCGTTGGCAAAAGATGTTGCACCAGGATATTCGTATGCCGCAAATCCTCGACTGATTACATAAAAACACCAAAATAATCCGTCTACCTCTTTTGGAATAAAAAAGGATGTCTCCGTCTTTTTTGTATCTAAAAGAGCTTGATGCGGTCTTTCTTTTCGCTGTGTTGAAGCGGGTTGTAAATTGCAGTTTAATGTTGTTTTTATCATTTCGCTGGTGAACATATATTTTTCATAATTAATTGTTCTATTATGCATTAACAGTGTACTTGTTATTTTTTCCGTCTTTATCTTTATTATCTTTTGCAAAATATATATTCTTAAAATTCTCCTTTTGCAATTCAATCGAATTCAAATTAATTTCTTGAGTGTTAACATAATTTATGTAGACCTTCAAGTCATTGATTATATCATCCGTTAATTCGGATAAATTAATATGAATACCATATTTATTTTCGTTTAATGTAACAAACTTATATTTACTTAACAATCTCAAAATCTCCACCTGATTAAACTTTGTCATCATTTCTATCTTGTCTCGAATAGAAATAAGTTCGTTTACATCAAATGTATTTCTAACATCTATTTCTTCTGATTTAATAATATCCATAAATAAAAACACATATTATGTTTAATATATTTTTCATCTAATCTTTATTCATTTTACGGTTGTATAAATAAGATTTGAATCAGTCCTCAATAACCAGTCTCGGTTTTGATGCAGGTTTTTCTTTGTACTCTTTCTGTTCTTTCGGAACTACCAAATCAGCAATAATCGAAACATACTTATCATTCAACTCAAACCGCTGACCTATTACTCTGGCATTAAATCGATCATTTTCTTTTATAGCAGAGAATTCGGGTATTTTGTAATTATGGTCCCTCGTTATAAAAACCACAACAGGCGACGGGTTCTCTTCTGCACTTTCCGCTCGTATACCGGCCTTTGTGATATTTTTTGCTATACAGTTTATTAACATTCCTTCTACCGGAGAGCAAATATAACACTCAAACACTACTTCAAATACAATATTTGTCGACTTGACAACTCCGCTTGAATATGTAACAATTTTTGTAGATCCAGGTTTCACAAACCCTTCCACAATACATTTTGCTTCAAATTTGGCAGCCACATTTTTTTCTATAGTATCGTGAATGTTTTTTCCAATGTTTGTAATAGGAATAGTAATGCTTCGTGTTATCAACGACCTTGAATAGATTGTCGCTAATTTCACTTCACGTTTTTTCGACTTTGTATGCTTCATTGTATCTTCCATATTAATAATATATACTATTTTCTTTAATCAATTTCAATTTTTAATATTATCTATCTATTAAAATTTATACAATTTAGCCAATTCATAATTTAAAAACCATAGTTTATTATTTTTTTGTGTTTTATTGTAATATCTTAGTAAAAATTCCTGCAACGAGCATATTTCTGATTGCACCATTCCCTTTGTATTTTCTTTAGTGTATTTTTCTTGACCAACAATCACATTCAATATTTGCAGTTTTTTCCCTTTTACTGCCTCATCGCATCTTGCACCTGTATTTCTCTTTGCATCCATTTGTTTCGTCTTGAATACTAAATAACGATTGCTTTTCTCACCGTCAATAAAACCTACTAAATTATTAAATTGAACACCAGCGGGTATTAAAAACTTTTTTGCCGCTTCATTCGCTATATCTATTTCATCCAATGGTTCAGCCTCTACCCATTTTTTACTTCTGTCAAACACCAAAATTTTTCGTTTTTCTCCTGAAAATAAAATTATACCAATAAGCCTTCTTGAGGTCGCCGTTGTTACTATCATTGAATCTAAATAATCCTTCATCATTTTCTCTAAAGAATTGGACTGCATCACTTCTAAAGAATATAAATAATTCAATAGTTCAACCTTTTCTTTATACATTATCATATCAACTATATGTTCCACTAAAAATGACAACACCATATTTTGATCTACACCATCTTTAATCATCTTTTTCATTGTTATACCACAATGTTTGTACCAATTCTCATCGCCCCTCGGTATTTTTTCGCCCGATCTAGCAAAATGCACAGCGGTTTCAAAATTGTCTCTCAACTCTTTAAAAAATCCTCCATCGGTTTCTGTTATTGGTAAAGCAACTTCTTCTTGTATATTACGTCTGTCGATCACTTGTTTACTTGGTTCAATGTTTTTCTTCAAATCAAAATGAATCATATTATGTTTAAAATCTATCGGCACACTTCTGTCAAAAATGGATAGCGACGTAGAACCACGAAATTCACTCGGCTGAAACAAATAATAATCACCAATATTTATCAAATAGCCTGTCCTACCATATTTGTCCGTAATATATTCATCTCCATCAATTAATTGAGTAAGTGCGGAATATATTTGAACTAATGGATATGCTTTTGGCGTATTTATAAAATAAATCAAATCGCGTTTTTTATAGAAGAACCGTTCCTTCATAAGTCCTCGAATTTTCTGCATTATTTTTTCAGAGTTCATTACAATGAAATCTTCTGTATATGAATCTTCCTTTGCGACCGTTATATCTTTGTTTGGATAGCATTTATAATCACAAGTAGCCATATAATCACACGCGGCTGAAAAAGGGGCATCTCCTACTTTAAAATCGCGGATTTCCTCCCCATTGGATAAAATTTGTAAAACCGACCCGTTCGAATGTTGAGCCATAATATCTTGCGTAAAATTTGTTTGATCGTGGTTAATAATACAATCCACCGCGGTTTCCTTCAACAAACGCGTAACTTTACCGACTTTAACAGCCTTGTATTCAGCAACACGATAAATATATAAATCTGCTGCTTCCTCTTTATTATCATCCAAAATTGTGCCATACATAAAAATCTCTACGTTCCTTTTTTCAAATTCCAATGTTTTATGACTAAAATTACGAACTGCTCTGCCTATAATTTGCTCAATTCGACTCATATTATACCACGGTTGCAGTATATGTACTTGCCTTAAAAACTTGAAATCAACGCCTTCAGCACCAGCCTGCGATATAATAACGACCTTAATTTTGTTCCCGTCTTTATTATCTTCACTTGTAGCAGCCTTAACCTCATATGCATTATTTGGCGAAAGACGAATATCACCAGTTATTAATGAGTATTTTGCAGGTAAAAAATCCGATTTTTTCGTTATACGTGGCTTCATTGTTCTTGCATCTACTGGTTCACACGGGGGTGTTTTAAATAATGATTTCGCCCCATCACCGTACCGTGTGAATCCCATCTCTTCTAATGCTAGAGCAACAGGTAACACGCCTCCATCAATATATTGTGCATATATCATTATAACACCTTCATTAACTACACCATCCTCAGAAACTATATTATCACATATATTTTTAATCTTCGAACTGTATTTGCCAATTTCAGATTGAGAAAAAATTCGACCATATTGCTCAAGTGTACCTGATTTGTATTCAAAAGATCCCTTTTCCGGAGGAGCCTTACTGTCTATAAAATCCATCATCCTCTCTAATCCTCGTTTACCAGTTAATTCGTGTGCACTAATGTTTCTTCCTTGAGATGAAGATGTTGTACCTTCCCCACCTTTAGTAGATTCTTTTATTTCTGGAACATATTCAACGCTCGAAACAGATGGTTCGCTTGACGGTTTTTTTGTTAGTTCTATAACCTCGCCTGTTGGAGGTTCGCTGACACTCGTAATAGATTCTAATCCTAAAACTGGTTTATCAAAAACCGTTAATTCTGGTTTAGACGTGAGTACCGGTTTAGACGTGAGTACCGGTTTAGACGCTAGTACCGGTTTAGACGCTAGTACCGGTTTAGACGCTAGTACCGTTATAGCATCTGGCTTACTTGCAGAAGATGAAGTATCACTTTCTTCCTCTTCTTCAGAAAAGTCCTCTACTGGTATAATATCATCGAGAGAATCTTCCAACCCTTCTATTGGATACACAATATTCAATGCTTCTATAGGTATTTGCAGCAACGTATAACCAAAAGATTCCATATTTTCAAAACTAGGCATTTCTCTCATTTGTCCCTTTTTTGTAGTGACTGTTATCTTTCTCCGCCTTAAACTGTCAATAATATATTGATATCCTTTTGACTGATAATCCCCTATCTTCGTCAAATATAGTTTTAAAATTTTTATTCCTTCATCCTCTACAATTGGCTTGCCATTCATTTGAAACTCTGGATATCGAATCGCCGCGTTAGTAAACGAATGTTCCGGAGAAAATACATCTGGATATACACGAAAAGGAAAAGTATATGGATTCTCCCCACGAACAAAAGAAATATATCCAGTCGCCTTCTGAATTAATAGCTGCTTACCAATTTCTTCCCCCCGTGAATTCTTCTTAAAATCCCCATTTTTATCAAATACATCCTTAATCTCAATTGTACCCCTCCTATCATTTATATTCATCAAGTTCAACAGCCAAATTATCTCTTGATAAGTATTATACATCGGTGTAGCGGATAGCAATAATAACCTCAAATTATTTGCCGATTCAACCAATTCCAATAGTTTTTCAGCCACCTTTTTATTGTCGTTATCCTCGGCAATTCGTATATTATGAACCTCGTCAACAACAATGAGTCTATTATCAAATTCATTCTGCAAATTACGCACCATCCTACTCTTTCTCTCTTTCTCCGATTTGTACTCCCCCTTTAATTGTTGTGTCTTATCAATATAATTTGCAAATTCAATATATCCTAGAAACAAATAAGAATTGTTAATTAAACTCCTTATCTGACTTATTATTTTTTCCCGCTTTACACCCTTCATATTTGTCGGATTTATCTCCTTTAATAAACGATTCCCTATCGCATCTCTCATAGTCCATATTCCATCTACCAGTTTTAATTTTCTATCATCAAAAAGTTGCAATCTAAAATTGTCCTGCACATTTGGAGATGCAACTATAATTATCCGTTTAACTATACCCATTTGTCTCAAATATACACGCATTTCTTCACAAACACCTATGGCACTTAATGTTTTACCTGAACCTAAAGCGTGAAACAAAAGTAAACTATTGTATGGAGTTTGGAAAGACATAAAATTTCTAACAAACGCCTGATGCGGGGCTAATTCAAAATCAGCCTTACTTAAAATCTCTGCTTGTTCTTTAATATCATAAATTGTACCATCGTATTTTGTATCGTTGAATTCCTTCTTTTCAGCTATTTTTATATTAAAATTAGGATCATTCAAAGAAGGGTATAAATAATCGTTTTCATCTGGATGTTCAATAAATTCTTGCCTTTCCATTATTTCCTTTTTCAACAAAAATTTATTACATTCCACATCATACATATTTGACGGAATCATACACATATTGTTATCATAATCGCTCTTTAATAATTTACTGGCATCCTTTTCTTTTTCGACCAATACTGGTCTCTTTTTAGACTTTGTTTTTTTTACTGGTAATTTATCTACAGATGCTGACATATTATATACTACGAATATATTCTATATTCTTGTAATACTTTATTTATTTTTTCAATCAACTTCTTTTTTTCTAAATTGTATGGTCTTATAGATTTCAAACACTCGTCAATATTTTTCCACTCTATTTTGCTTACCTCGGTTCTTTGATAATTTTGCAATAAATCCTCGTTATTATTCATAAAAGCCAAAAAATACTTGTGCTTGTAAGATTTGTAGTTTGAGCCTATAAAGACCTCTTCAAACGGTAATAAATTGTCAATCAAAATAATATTTTTATTTGAAATCCCAGTTTCTTCTTCAAATTCCCGAACTGCACAATCTAAATCACGCTCTTGATAGTTTCGTCTACCTTTTGGAAATTCCCATTCCGTCTCACTCCATTGCGTATTACTCTTTTCTACTATATCTTTCAAAGTTACAATATTATCTTCAATAATAATGCCTTCTCTGATCGCATCGAATTTTTTGCTAGAATTATGTTCTTCATTTCTATATTGCAAACACGTATGTTCCCCCCATAATTGTTTCCATAATTTATCAAATGGTTCAATCGTTATTTTAACCTTTTCGTCAATCGACATTTGATCTACGCTTTTTTGAATTTGTTCAATATTATACGGAGAATATTTACCCCTTATGAAATCAATATAACCGAAACTATCCTTTCTACGTATCATCAAAAACTGAAGTCCCTCAGTACTATGTCGAAAAAGAATGATACCATAACTCGTAATCGGCAATTTACATTGATGAAATAGATGCCCACTTTTTCCGCAATTATTACATATATTATTCTGTTTATTCATATGTCTTAAAGGATAATATATAGTATAAAATAATGTTTAAATGTTAAAAATAGATTATATTTATGCCATTATAATAATATAATGAATAATAGCATAATTAAATTAGATCCAAAGGTCTGGGGTCCTCATTATTGGTTTTTTCTTCATACTATCACTATTTGCTATCCACTCAGACCAAATACTATTACAAAGAAAAAATACTACGAGCTTATTCAAAACATACCTCTTTTTATTCCTATTGAATCCATATCTACTTATTTTAGTAAATTATTAATCGAATATCCTGTTACACCATATTTAGACACACGCGACTCATTCATTCGCTGGATGCATTTTATACATAATAAAATAAATCAACACTTGGAAAAACCGACGGTTTCTTTAAACCAATTTTATATTAATTATTATGAAGAATATAAACCGAGGGACATAAAAATGAGGGAGAAGTATAAAATATGGAGCAGAGTTATTTATTTTACAATAATCGCATTATGCGTTTCTTTCATAATTTACTTTTTCAACAAATAATATTTATATATATTAACAAATGACCAAACACCATAAAAATAGAAATATAATTACTAGAAAATTAAAAGGCGGTAAAGTAATTGGCTCTGGGGGATTTGGTTGCATTTTCAATCCTGCTATTAAGTGCAAAAAAACAGCTTCAACTAGCGGTAAAATCACCAAATTAATGAAAAAAAAATACGCAAATGCAGAGTACAAAGAGGTTTCCACCTTTTATCAATTATTAAAAAATATTCCGCATTTTTCCGATTATTTTCTATTAGACGGATTTTCAGTATGTAAACCCGAAAAATTATCAAAAGAAGATCTCGTGGATTTCGACGAAAAATGCAATGCTTTGCAAAAAATAAAAATAAATTCTGATAATATAAATAATAAAAGCAAATTGAATAAACTTCTCGCACTAAATATGCCATATGGTGGTGTGGATGTAAACAAGTATATTGATGATCAATGGGATAATCCCAAAAAAATGTTAGAACTTAATCATTCACTTGTAAAGCTTTTAGAATTCGGTATTATCCCTATGAACGATAGTCATGTATTCCATTGTGATCTCAAAGCATCTAACATTTTGGCAAGAGAAGAAGAAGGGACTTTGCGGACTCGCATCATCGACTGGGGTCTATCAACAAATTATAATTCGGGTAACACGTTGCCTCGTGTTTTAACAGACCGCCCATTTCAATTCAATGTGCCATTCTCAAATGTACTATTCACTAGTTTTTTCAATAAAATGTATACGTCATTTTTAGTTAAACACCCAGAACCGGATAATTACAAACTTAGAACATTTGTCATTAATTTTGTTCTTGCCTGGGTTGAACGACGAGGCCCGGGTCACCTGAAAACAATAAATAATATATTTAAGAATTTTTTCGAGAACGAATTAAAAACCGTTGAACCGTCGTTTAGAGAAGAATTAATCGAATATGAATACACATTTTACTTTATTTTTCAATACATCACTAATATTCTCAAAAAATTTACAAAAAACGGAAAATTTGATCAGATGGCTTATTTAAACAATGTTTACTTAAAAAATATTGATTTGTGGGGGTTTGTCGTATCATACATACCTATTGTTGAAGATATTTTAAATTCGCATAAAAAAATATCACAAACACAATTTGATATATTAGAAAAAATTAAAAACCTATATCTCATATTAATAAATTCAGATGATTGTCCGATAAATACAAAGGAGCTTGTTGCTAACTTGAATTCTTTAAATTCATTATTTAAACATTTAAAACCTGCAAAAATAGGTGAAAATACTACACCATCGTCATCATCGACTAGTAGTGATACTTTTTCAAAAAGAGAGATGATAAATGAATTGGAAACAACCGAGAGAAAGGATCTGGCTTCAGGACCATTAACACCCGGTACACGAAAAATGATTAAAAAACGTAGGCTCCACAAAACAGTTATGAAAACGTTGAAAAATATCAAATCAATGCATAGTAAAAAAGCTTGGATATAAGATTTTTAATTGACTTTTTTAACTAACTATAATATATGAAACTTGAATTATTTATTCTAGGCGTAACAGCATTTTTAATATATAATGCATATAATGATGGTAAATACACAAAATTATTTTTTTCTTATAAAAAATATTTTCAAATGGGTTTTTTTGCCTTGCTCGGAATATCTCTATATTTACTTATTAAGAGAGATCCTTTGCAATGTAAAAAAATATTACTACACGCAAATAATGTAATTAAATATATGCCTATTGACAAGTCATCAATGGATTTATTATCACCTATTGTCGACTTTACAAAAGGCGAGGGGTTTGTTAATCATTTAAACAATTCTCTCGATTCACAACCAAATGACAATCGAATGTATCTTCCAAGTGGAACAAAACCCACCAAAAGATCGGTCAGCGAAACCAAGAAAAAATTTGTAGCATCCAAACAAAGCTGGAAATGTGGAAAATGCAACTCACAATTGAACCATACATTTGAAATAGATCATATAACACGTCTAGAATATGGAGGAACAAATGATGTAGATAATCTTATTGCTTTATGTAGAAATTGTCACGGAGAGAAAACCGCAATGGAAAATATGTAATATAGATAAATATTTTATAAATATTTTATAATAAGATAATATATATTTGTAATGAATAATCCATCATTAAACAATAACAAAATCAATACACCTATAAATATAGCTCAAGTGAGCAACACCTTTCTAGGGAGGGCTTCTCTTCACAAAACAAGCATATTTAAGTTATTTCTTTTAATTGTCTATACAGCAATTATCGCATATTCGCTAGTCAATGATCCGTATAAAATTGTTACGAATTACTCGTCTGTCTTTATTTTCTTTATGTTATTGACTGCTTTATGGATGTTTTACTTAAATTTAAGATTTAAATCAAATTATATTGACTTTAACTTCGACATTTTTAAATACTTTATAATATTGGGGTGTTTTATTTTCATCGCTTTTTTTTTCTATTTTTATAATCCTGGAGGATTGTTAATGCAATATGTTTATTTTCCTATTTACTTTTTTATAGTCACACTAGGCATTTTTATTTTTATTTCCCTAATACTTTATATTTTTTCTTCAAAAATTGCCAAAAGTTCATTAGTTGATGATAAATCCCCCGATTTTATAAATTTAAATAAGAATGAAACTGCCATTTCGACTATTTTTAAATATTTTGTGTTAGTCGCCTTATTTATTTGCGTGATTTCAATCATTGTCATTTATTGTATAAGCACCATTGCTAGTTTTAAATCATCTAATTACACGAATTTTGTTATCAATATTATTATTATCATCGTTATAGCTGCTATTATTTTTAGAGCATTAACAAATACATTATTTTATCAAGAAAGTCCGCTTTTACAATTAATTATCAATTCTATTTTTTACATACCTTGTTTGTTAATAGCTCTAATTGATAATATTGTAAAACTCTTTTCTGGGGATGCTGGGAAAACGGTTGTTAATGGGAAAACGGTTGCTAAATCTGCACCCATACCAAAGCCAAGCACAACTGATTATATTCTATTAATAATTGCAATTATATTAAATGTTGTTTATTTTGCCTATCCATACGCCATCTCTCAATTTTCTAAGCAGGGTGGAGTTTTATTAATAAACAAACCTATTTATATTAATAAACAAACTGTTTTGTCTTCATACAAAGGACTAAACCAAACAGTTAGTCCTTATTATCAGAGTTTAAATGGTAATTTACAATATGTCTACAATTACGCCATTTCTTTTTGGGTATTTCTTGATGCATCTAGTCCTAGTACTAGCAAAGCTTATAATACATATACGTCGATTCTCAATTATGGAGGAAAGCCAAATATAATGTATAGAGGTGTAGACAATACTTTAATGATAACTATGGACAACACTGGTAAACCTAATGGCGAGAGCAAACCAACGATTCCATATGAAATAGACGACAATGGAAATAGAATAATATATATTAAAAAAAATGTTTTACTCCAGAAATGGAATAATATTATTATTAATTACAACGGAGGAACTTTAGATGTCTTTTTGAACGGAGACTTGGTTAAATCGACCATCGAAGTTGTTTCATATATGACATATGATGAACTTGCGGTTGGTTCAGATAATGGAATAAATGGTGGTATATGTAATTTAAATTATTTTGGTAAAAGTTTAGATATAAATCAAATTTATTATTTATACAATTTTGTAAAAAATAACTCACCGCCTGTTTATACAAATACAGAGGATACTATAATGTCAAAATTGCAATCTTGATTCCTATTTTACACCCTCAAAGTTTTCAAATGGGTGTCCCACTAAATATTTAAGAACAACGTTACCGATAAATAAATTAAAGAAATTCGGTCGATAGAAACAATATCTAACAAATATATAAATTTATTAATTTTAGGCTTGATAAATAAATTTATTAAAATTTCTCGCATTATATTATATTATGAATCTAAGTACCATATTTTTAATAGTCGCAATTATCATTTTATTATATATAATAATTAATTATATATTTGCAGATGTAAATACTTTGTCTAATTTGATATCTGGTACATCAATGGTAACTATAAATGCAAATACTTTAGCACAATCTCCTAGTGGCACAAGTAGTAGCAATTTTGCATATTCTATTTGGTTTTATGTGAATGATTGGAATTATCGTTACGGAGAACCCAAGGTTATATATGCTCGTATGGGCTCACCAAGTATTTCTGGCTCTGGCTCCGGGTCAAATGCGGTTACCGCAATAATTGATATGCAACCTTGTCCAGCCGTTTTCTTGGATCCTATTTCAAATAATTTAAATGTCGCATTAAGTGTATGGCCCGGGATCGCAACTGATACTTCAACTGAAGGTACAACAGCTACTACTCACCTCTGTACCGTTCCAAATGTTCCTATTCAAAAATGGGTTAACTTGTTAATCAGTGTTTATGGTAGATCACTTGATATCTACCTAGACGGTAAATTGGTAAAAACCTGTGTGTTACCTGGTGTTGCCAATATTAATTACAACTCCAACGTGTATGTAACGCCAAATGGGGGATTTTCTGGATGGACCTCAAAATTTCAATATTATCCAAATTCGATCGACCCACAGACAGCTTGGAACATTTATCAACAAGGTTATGGTGCGAATTGGTTAAGCAACATTTTTGGCAAATACCAGATAAAATTTTCGTTTGTGAATGGTGGTACTGAGCAAAGTAGTATAACAATTTAGGATTACCAAGAATAAATGTTAAAACGATATCTAAAACAATTGCTGCCAAATAATCCTTTTTCTTTTGTAAATATATATATGAATTCTAATTATAATTCTAATGCAGGATATGGGACTACTACGAATTATGGATCTACAACATCTTCAAGGGAAAGTGGTATTAAAGATTTTTTAAATTCTAATAATTTAGTAGCACGCCTATCTTTTCTTCTATTAGTGATATTCTTATTTGTTGTTATTCTTCAATTATTAATATCTTTAATTGGTTGGTTTCTAAATCCATCTGATTCTCCTAAATTAATAAATGGTATGGTAAATGCTTCTCAGATGCTAATAATTCCACAAGATCCATCTCAAACAAACGCAAAAACTATTAGTCGATCTGTCAACTCGCCTAATGGCATTGAATTTACGTGGTCAGTTTGGATTTTTATCAATGACATTGGATATAATAGCACGTACCAGCATATTTTTCACAAAGGAAATTATACATTAGCATCAAATGGATTAAATGAACCCAATAACGCACCTGGATTATATATTTCACCATATACTAACGAATTAACTGTCATAATGAATACATATAATGTAATAGACGAGCAAATTACTATCCCAGATATTCCCTTAAACAAATGGGTGAATGTTATTATTCGTTGTAGAAATACATCACTCGATGTGTATATAAATGGTACTATTGCAAAGAGTATGGAATTATTTGGTGTACCGAAGCAGAATTATGGAAATATATATGTCGGATTAAACGGAGGCTTCAACGGTAATGTATCAAACTTGTGGTACTATAATTATGCATTGGGAACTATTGAAATCCAAAATTTGGTTAAACGAGGTCCTAACACAAAGATGGTTGGATCTTCCGCAATGAGTATGAAGAATCCAAATTATTTATCACTGAGATGGTACTTTTACGGAAATGATGATATGTACAATCCGTAAAATATTTATACCTTTTCTCATTTAAAACACCTATTGTTCATATAATAATAATTTTTTATGTAAACTTACATTATATAAACTTATATTATATATGTGTTGGAACCAAAAAGTATCTTTGAATACATTTTTATTCAGTTTATTTGGAATATCATTTGCTTATTTTAATAATGTAGTTAATTTCTATGAATATTTATATTTTATTTCATTTATTTCAATGCAATTATTAGAATATTTTGCTTGGGCTAATTTGAATAATAAAAAAATGAATAATTTTTTATCAAAAATAGGGTTGTTCTTAATATTTGTACAACCAATTTTTTTTACTTTATCTTGTGATATGGATAATAAAATAAAAACTTGGATTATTGCGTTATATCTTGTCTTTAGTATCTTCTGTTTAATTTATTTCCCAATTGATTTTTCAATGAATAAAGAAAAAAATGGTCATTTAGCTTGGAATTGGTTAAATTTTCCCACAATTATTATTTTTATATGGTTATCTTTTATCTTTGGCTTAATTTTATATCAAAAACAATATTTTAATTTTGGTGTGTATTTAATAGTAGTTCTTGCAATTTATTATACATATTATAAAACTAACACTTGGGGGTCTTTATGGTGTTGGATTGCAAATATATTAACAGTACAATTGATATTAAAAGTGTTTTTTGATCTGAAATTGTCTAATTGTTTTAGTAAAAAGTAAACAATTTTATTTTACACGTTTTTCTCATATAAAATAAGAAAATGTGAAAAATTGTAAACCTTAAATTGTAAACCTTAAATTGTAAACCTTAAATTGTAAACTATTTATAATATAATATAAATTATATTGACTTTTATAATCAATATAATATAAGAATGTCGTGTTTAGGGCCAACTTATAATCCTCAACCTCCAAGAGAATGGTACAGATTCTCAAATAATTGTCCTACTAATTTACCAGAGATTAGTTTATATGAACTCATTAATCCTGATAATATAATTTCTGACTACTATAAATATCGTAGTCCTTTTTACAAAAAGGGTAATATACTTCAATACAAGGCAAATAGTGCTAACATAACTCAAAGTCAAAGATATGCACAAATTGCACAAGGAATGTGGACAAATCGCACAAAAACGTGGAGTTCTCAAACTGTAAACGTTACCAATCCAAATACAGATATTTTAAAAAGAGTTAATTACTATACTTTTATTTCTCCAAATTATAGTGTAAATGGGACTGAAATAATTCAACCAGTATTGTCAACTTCTAATATTACTAATTGTGCAGATAATGTTACAAAAAATAACGTGGTTCTTCCTGAGAAGCAGCAATCTGATACTTCGCCTAACAATCCTTTGCCACCAATTGTTCAAACAACATCTGGCCCTTCTATGCCACCTTATATTTACCGTCCTATTATATTAAAACCCAAAATAATTCAAACCGGTGGTTCTCTACTATGTAATATTGTCGAAAATCCTTGCACAGGTGAAATATTAGATAGAACATATACCAAAGATTGTTATCCTACCACTGATTCAGATGTCCCTGGTACCCCTACTTTTCTATGCTGGAATTCAGGATTGCAAACATATTATCCTAAAACCAAACTTACATATGGTACTAGTGGAAATAAATGGCCGATTAACTCGAAAGCAATCTTTTCTGCACAATAATCTCTACATCGATATGTTTTGGGTCATAATTTGATTTAATTAAAATCTCTTTTATTTGCTCTTCCGTAATCCCTAATTCTAGATTTTCCTTTATCCAGTCTCTCCATGGTTTATCAAATATATTGTATTTATTGTCAAAATCTAGAAAATTTACCCTTGAAAAATCAATATAATCTTGTATTGTACGCTTTGTACCAATTCCATATTCGCCTGTATTAGTAAAAATAGTTAAGTAGTGTTCCTTTGACTTCTTGTCTATTTTCCACCATTCTTTATGATCATCCCAATGTTTCGATCTCTTTTTTCTAGTATATTCGTGCCACGCGACAACTATGTGTGGATGAAAAAGATCGTAACCATACGTATAAGCCCTAACCGTAATACTCATTTCTTCGCCAGTAAAGTATAGTTCAGGATCATACTTTATCTCTTTTACAAACAACCCAGTTGTAAAGGCAAAATGAGCCGAAAAAAACTTTGCCGTTATAGGTTTTGTTAATGATTTAAAATTGTTCATATAACCAGGGATAAATAGAACCTGTTTATCATCAGTTTTCTCTTTAAATTCGATTCGCCACGGTTGCATCGCACGATCAGCAGGGTCATTATCTGGGTCATAACTCGGTAAATATGTCGTCAATAAAGGTTTCTCTATTCCAGTTTCTTCAAGTTGTCTATACATCTTTATTAATAATGTGTCCCAATGTTCTACAAATCGATGATGCGAATCTAACATTAATGTATACTCTTCGTCATTGTACAATTCCTGGATTTTATTTCTTGCCCAGCAACATCCTTTAGATTCGGTATACAAAATTGGAATTATTTTGAATCGTGAATCATTTATAAATTCATCTAATGTATCGCCTTCTGCGTATTGCCAACATATACCGAACGTTAAATTCTCTGGACAATCTGCGTTATCCAAACAATTCTTGATTGTAGGTACTAATTCCGGATCTCTATATGAAGCAATTTGTATAAAAATTTTACTAGTTTCTTTAATAGTCTTTATTTCTTCAACAAGAGAATTTTGGTTATCAGATACTTCGTTCACTTGTGATACCGCTTCGACTTGTGATACCGCTTCGACTTGTGATACCGCTTCGACTTGTGATACCGCTTCGACTTCTCCTAATTCTGGCACATTTTTTGGAGTTGCCGTTGCACGTTTGGTATTTTTTTCTGCTTTTGTATTCTTTGCTGAACTTCTAGGTTTTTTGGGTGGCATTTATAATTATATTAAATATTAATAATTATAAATTATAACATATTATTTTCTCAAATTAGGATTAATACATATTTCTTTTGTAGGAAAAATATCTCCAGAAATACATTTGTCATTATCACCCACTTCTATGCAACTTCTAAAACCTCTATCTTCACCAATAAAACACCACCCTGATTTACCTGAAGATTTACTCGCTTGTATGATGCTATATGAATCATCTGCTTCATATGTAGGTATATCATCTTTATTTACTACTTTACTATCCGCTTTTTGTTTCACAGCGTTATTTAAGACATTATTCAAATCATTATTGTAAGCTTGTTGAATTTGCGATGAAGTTGTATTTGATACTAACTCACTATTTGACAAATTATCAGATCCATGACCCTTTATACTGCTTGCAGTTTGTTGAACAACATCTAAACCTGTAGTAATAGTACCAGCAGCTACATTTATACCAGCATTTGCACCTTGTGCACTTACGTTGACTATTTGTTTGCTTGTATCTATAGCATTATTTCCTAAATAATTTGTTAAAGGAGAAACTAATTTTGAAATATATTGTGTTATTTCTGCTAGATAAACAAAAATATTTACTCCCAGAACGGCAAGTATAATTATTATAAACACCCATATTTTCCAGTCAATATTACTAAATAAATTCAATGGTGATGATGTAGTTGTCTCGATTGCAGGTTTAAATGACGATATTGAAGGAGCACTTGACAATATTTGTTCTGTCGGATTTTGCACATTATTCATTTATAATAAAGTTTAATATTTTATTTGCTATTTTGATAGCGAATTGTTTAACATTTTTATCTTAGTTGGCGTTGTTATAATGATTCATTTTTTCTTCGGGTATTATAATGAATAAAATTATATTTACTACTGCATATAAAGATATTAATCGAATAAAATGGGATAATTTTAAAAGATCAAATGATCATTATTTGTGTGGATTTAAAAATTTGTGTTCAAATATACCTTATACCTTAATTGTCTACGTAGAAGAAGATATAAAAAAATTAATAACTGATACTATTCAAATTGCAAGCAATATTATATTTATGGACATTACAAAAGTAGATACATTTTATAATAAATATTTAGATATTGATAAAGAAATTATTCAAAGTGAAGCCTATCTTAAAAAAATACCATTGAATAGAAAAGATTGTCCCGAACACAAATATTCTGAATATAATTTGATCAATCACAGTAAAATAAATTTTGTTAATTATACAAAGAAAAAATTTCCAAAATATAAGTATTATGCCTGGATAGATTTCGGAACAATGAATGAAAATATAGATAATATTCCTAAAAATATTGATTTTACTCTAATTCCGCCAAAAATTACATTTAAATGCATTGTCAATCCTCCTCAAAAAAGGCCTAGTGAAAATGAAATGCTTGCTTCTAATTGTATTTATTTCTTAGGCAGTTCCTTTATTATTTTTACTGATTTAGTTGAACACTATGAAAAAATATACGAATCAAAATTAATTGAATGGCAAAAAAAAGGAATCACTGATGATGACCAAAGTTTAATTTTACAATTATATTATGACAACCCGAAGTTATTTCACATTATTAATCATTCGAAATGGTTTGGATTTTACTCGGCATTAAAACGAAACAACCTGCAAAATAATCCAAATTACCCATTAAATGTTGTTAAATAAAGGAATTGATCCAAATCACCCAATAATTCATCGCGAATGTTGTACAAATCTGAATTATTCATTGTTTTCATTATTCGATTTACATTTAAGCCTACTAAATATTCCTTGAAACCGACAACACATTTCCTCATTTGTTCTAGTGACGAAAAATCGTGGATAGGCAACGATTTTATTTTTGACATATCTACTCGATTTCCCATTTTTCCAAGCAATACTTCTACAAATTTATCCATATTATCATTCAATTTGGAATATAATTCGTCTGTCGCCTTGTGTGTAGCATAACTATGTGTTTTCCAATGATAAATCTTTACCGTATTTAGAAAACACAAGAATTTTGTTACAATCTCCTGTTCAAATTTTTGAATCGATACTTTGTTTTTACGCGTTCCTGTTGTTGATTTTATTCCTCTTTTAGTTCTCATTATATTATTATAAAATATTATTTATAGACGTGGTATATAATTTTCTCCAAAGTTATTCATTTTCTCTAATTTTTCAATTGTTTTGTCTAAATTTGTCTTCTCAACTTGGTTGAACAAATAGTCTGTATTAGGCGATTTCTCGTTTTTCTTTATTTGCTTATAAATAATATCAATTTTAGACACAACTATATTCACTTGTTCTTTGTTTTTAATAATATCCTCATTTGCGTCAACTGGTTCAATTAACAAAGAAATTGCATAATAAATAATATACCGTCGCTTTTTTGCACAACCACTTGAATATTTTAAACAAAATAGATTCAATAAACTCTTTACTATTTTTTGAACTAGAGAATTATGATTTGTCTCCGATTCTTTTATAATAACATCCCACAATATCCATACAAGGTCTAGCTGTTGGGAAGATTCAACCGGCATTTTACTTCTTCTCTCGCATCTACATTTTTCCTTCTTTGTTTTGCAAATATGTTCAAACTCAATGATCCACTCCATCCAAAAACACGCATTAATCGTATTTTTACCGTCCTTTGAAACATTGTATGCAAATTCATTTATTGCTATAAATAATTCTTTAGGATCATCTTTCATAATAACGGCATTTCCATAAGAAACATTAGGAGCTTTTAAACGATCGGTTAATTGTGTCATATCAAAATATTCCTTTTTTACTTTGATCTCGTCAAAACTATGCTTTCTTTTCGCATTACACAAAATACATATTATTTCTGAAAAAAGTTTCCGTATTTTATGATTATTACGCAGTTTGATTTCATTGTTTATATAACCACCTCTTATTATATCTTTAAAATTGTCTATACGTAGATTCAAGTAAATTGCCATTTTAGGATTACCTAAATGAATATATTTACTATAAAAAAACAATATTATTTCCCATAGATCGCTAAAATGACCAGAGCATATAAATTCTGCACTCCAATAGCACGCTTGTTCTATTTTAGAATTTATTAAATTATTTAGTAGTTCTTTCTTAACATCGGTCTTTTTAAATTCTGAAAATGTGATTCCTTTAAATTCTTTCTGTTCTCTGACGTCATTTATTTCTGAATCAGACATATAAACTTTTGTTTATAGTTTATAGTATAAAATAAAACACAAAATAAAACAAAATAAAACAAAATAAAACAAAATAAAACAAAAAATATAACATTAATACATATAGGAAAGGATGAAGCTATTTTTATCTATAACGAAAACATATAATAAATTATCTATTTGGGGTAAAATATTATTATTTATTGTACTATTGCTTATTGTAATAGTGTCTTTAAAATCGTTTAAACGAAAAACCCTGGAAGGTTTTGAGCAAACAGATAAATTTATTTTTAAAACTGGTAATGACATATATGACGGGTTTTACAGTGAAATATACGACTATTTAGTTTATAATAGCCTCAAAGACAGTTATGAAGTTGGCGAAATAATGAATAAGACATTCCCGTCTGAAGAAAGCCTTATTTTAGATATTGGATGTGGTACTGGTCATCACGTTGCAGAATTAGCATCTAAAAATTTTAATGTGGTCGGAATAGACACTTCTACCGCTATGATTAATAAAGCTAAAGAATATTACCCAAATTATAATTACCAAGTTAGAGATGCATTAGATAGCAACGCTTTTTATCCAAATTCATATACTCATATATTATGTCTCTACTTTACTATTTACCATATCAAGGACAAAATGCTTTTCTTCAAAAATTGTATGAAATGGTTGAAACCTGGTGGCTATCTCGTTGTTCATTTAGTAGACAGAGATATGTTTGACCCAATATTACCACCAGGAAATCCATTAATTATGGTATCTCCGCAGAGATATGCCGAAAAGAGGATTACAAATACAAGCATTACCTTTGACGATTTCAAGTATGATGCGAATTTTGATTTAGACGGTAAAAATGATATTGCCGTTTTAAATGAAAAATTTAAATTTAATGATAACGGGAAAGTTAGAAAGCACGAACATAAAATATATATGCCTACTCACGAATCGATAATACAAATGGCACAAGAAACCGGATTTATTCTACAAGGCACTGTGGATCTAGTAAATGTTGCATACGAATATCAGTATCTTTACATATTAGTAAAACCAAATTGATTTTTTTATAGGCAAGTTTTAGAGAAATGATCTTTTATAAATACATAAAATATATAAAATACATATTTTTCATCATAATATGTATTATATTGGTTATTTTAGCTTTTTTTCGGTTTAAATACCGATTTTGGTGTATGCAGCCTGTATTTCACGTTTATGATTTACATTACTATTTATTCCCTCCTGGAATAATTGATTATTCGCAACCAGAACGCAATAAATATTGCAATTTCACAAATATTGAAACAATCGATTTCAAAAAACTAGATGATTATAAGTTAAATAAATTTACCAATTTTGTTCAATCTCATTATTTAAAAAACGGGGAAAATGTTTTTTTACCAAAAAAAGAAAATATTATTCCTTATTTCTTGAATCACACTCATCCTTGTTTTTTTTCTTTTTACACTGAAAATGAATTTTTATTTGATACTAAAACAAATACAACTATTGAAGATAAAAAAATAATTTCAGTGATGGCGTGTCGACCTCTTCATATTTATATAAATAATTACAAAGAACCCATATTGTTTGACGCTTATTATGGCGATTATTTATGTGTTGATAAAAATTATCGTAAAAAGAGCATTGCACCACAGATGATTCATACACACCATTATAATCAACGACTGCTAAATAAAAATATATGCGTTGGATTATTTAAACGAGAAGACGAATTAACCGGAATTGTCCCTATTTGTGTGTATAAGACTTATGGGTTTGAAACGCAGACCTGGAAAAGACCACCAAGACTACCACCTTACTTAGGTATCGTTGAAATCGGAGAAAAAAACGCATATCATTTATTCGATTTAATCAAGACATCTCATAATAATTTTGATATTGTAATTATTCCAGAAATTTCTAACCTTATTGAACTCATTAAAACAAAAAATATATATTGTTACATAATTGTTCGAGATTATAAGATTTTATCTGCGTATTTTTTCCGTCGCACGTGTGCATATATTCGTAAAAATGCCGAAATTATTTCGTGTTTTTCCTCAATAAATAATTCAGACATTCTAGATGTTTTTGTGGAAGGATTCAAAATTGCTATATGGAAACTTTGCAATAAACACTCGTTCAACTATGCAGTTATTGAAGATATTGGCAATAATGCTGACATTATTAAAAATATAAAGATGCGTACACCCGCTACATTAGAGAGCCCTACTGCTTATTTCTTTGGCAATTTCGCTTATCCTACATTTAAATCATCAAAATGTTTAATAATTCAATAGTGTTTAACGTTTATATTTACCAACTCGTGTAAACGAATCTACTAGAAAAATAATAAATACTCCTAAAAACGAATACAGAACAACCTCTTCAGTAACATTATTTGTACGTTCATCTTGCTGTTCTTCCAATAAATTAATCATATAGTTCAATTTATCAATTAATACATCATTGTTTGAACCTCTCACAACCGGTGTTGAAGTAGAATTGGAGAATTGATAATTTGGTATATTATCTGGTGAAGCATTGTACATTCCTTCGTAATTTGGAATAAAACGTTTATAATATTCCTGTGGCATATTATGATTGTTATCTTCTGAATAGACACCATATGTTGTTGCAGAATTTATGTCTCCAGAAATATTGGATTGAACATTTTGGTTTGGATTTTTTGCAGCTTCTTTTGCAGCTTCTTTTGCAATCTTAGATTCAACTCCTACTGATGTAGGCGGTGGCAAAGGACTAAAATCCGCCAAGTCACTCTCTTGATAAGGCAAATTATGGATTGTTTGAAGAACTGATAATACTTTTTCCGTATTCACGTTATTCTTTTGCATACTTGGATACCGTTTTTGAGTCCTATTCATTGCTATCTTTTTTTTTCCTATATGATTATTCGTATCATTACTTACTACTTGATCTATATTATTATCAAATGGTGCTGCATACATTGCTAAAGACATTCTTATTAAAAAATAAGATAATAAATTTATAAAACACACTGAATTTTTGTTTTATATTTTAAATATTCTTTATTTATATATGTCAAAAATGATACATAACAATCCTTTTTTCAAATATTTTAATCCACTTATAACTTGTGTTTTTGTGCTTGTTATTTTTTACATAGTACTATTTCCATATTACTTACAATTCTATTTTGAAAACACTTTAGGTAGATTCGCCATAATATCTTTTATTATTGCAGTCACATTTGTAAATCCTATTATTGGTGCTTTTGCAACAATCCTATTTATATCATTATATCATTGGCGTACGATTGAAGGATTTACAACAAACAATGCAACCAAAAACGAAAAACAATCAAAAAATGACTCAATGTATGCAGATGTGCCGAAGGAACACAAAACGGGTGATTCTAAAAAAAATAAAAAAAGGCCAAACAGAAAAGAACTTGTTGCAAATGAAAGAAATATTCAAAAATAAACTTCTAAATAAGTAAAATATTATCATCTATTAATTTATGAAGGCTAATAGTAATATGCGTTTTTTATCTTTATTCATTGTTATAGCTATAATAGCTATTGTAGCATTATTTTATCACAATTATTCAAGTAAAAAAGAGTCATTCTTATCAGGATTTAGAAAAAGGATTCGACCGCATATAAGACATACACGGAGGGTCGCTGGTAAGAAATTTTACACTTTTTTTAATAAAGTAAAGGTATTTCTAAAGAGAAATGGTATTTTATAATGATATTTTTTGATTTTTTTTATTTTATTGTTTTATTATATGCCGCCAAAAAATTCAAAAAAAAAAATTTCTATAAATACGAATCAGCCACCGTTAAACCCTGTTATTATGCCAAATGCTTATAATAACCACACAGTATCACAAGTCAGTTTTTTAAAAAATCCATTTTTATTTATTCACGATCATATATTATATTTAAACAGTAGCAAATTTTTTGCAGGAGTTGTTATGATTATGTTAAATGTTGGTTCTAAATTCATATCTATTCAATTTAGCAAATCCACTGAAGAGTATCTCAAATTTTCTCTTAGTAAGCAGTTATTGGTTTTTGCAATGGCTTGGATGGGTACTCGTGATATATACACTGCACTTTGTCTAACAGCTGTCTTTGTCATTTTATCTGATCATTTATTTAACGAAGAAAGCAATTACTGCATTGTACCACACGGCAGTAGGATATTAAATAAACAGATAGATACAAATAATGACGGCAAAGTTTCAGATGCCGAATTAAACAGTGCTATTGCAACACTTGAGAAGACAAAACGAGAGAGACAACTAAATCTAAGTAAGAAAAATAATCAAAATAATTAGTAATGCTGTTTTAAACCTTTTCAATTCTCAAAGGTGTAAAACAGCTACATTTTTAGTATTCCATCAATGACTTATTTTAATTTATATTTCCATATCGTTTCTTGTAGGGAAATATAAATTATTCGCAAGCTGTATTTAGCTCAAAAACTTAAGGTAAAAATTAAAATATAATATTCTTGCTGTATTATAAGTATGTTACCTATTTATCAAATGAATCAATTACCCATTAATAATTCAAATAAGAATCCTCGCAACAATTATCCAAAATCTCTTACTATATTAATTAACACTCGTATACGTGGTTTTTCTAAGTTAAAATATCAGCCATCAATGACTGTTCCAGGTGTAAGAAGCGAAACTGTTTATTTTGATCCATTAATAAAATTAAATAATTACAGTGCTAGAAACATACCAAAAGGTTATCCAAAATCCGAGTTATACACACAATTCTTTGATAAAGGCGAGTTTGAGAGTCTAATTAGTAGAACTATATCATCATCCTTAATTGGACAAGGTCAGCGAACATTAGAAGAAGCAACACAGAATGGTTATGTCGATAATAATATAAAAGTTACATTAAATCAGTTATTTAAAAATGGGAGTTTGTTCTACATTAAAGGTCAACCTTATACTGTTAATGGTTACGACTGGAATTACGGCGACTGGCAAATAGGTACAAAAACGATTGAACGTATTTTTGATCAAAATACAGACACTTATGGACAGGGTATTAATTCAATGTATAAATATCAATTATCGAATACAGAAGACATCATTGCAAATCAAGAATTATCATTATTTGAATCGTTACATCCCAAAAATGTGATGAGAGGCAAATTAAATCCAAAGTTTTCAAAATTTGCCGATGATAATATTCCTATAACAGATGTCGCTGCTGGTGTTACTGCACCAGTGTCTTCTTCAGATAAACCCGCAATCACTGAGAAACAGAATGTTACTACAAACGTTGAAAAACAGGCCGAGTTACCATCCGCGATTAAACAACTAATCTCAACCGAGATAGTTTTTGATGATTTTATAAATGATGACCCCAATATAGCCAATTTGTCGAGTGATCCTGTTTCAAAGTCGCTAATAAACGCATTAAATACAATTTATTTAGCGGAAAAAGACAAACACCCTGAATTAAAACCACTGTTTGAGAGAATGAATGTTCAATTAAAAGTATACAAAGATGCTAATAATAAATTTAAAAGTATGCTAGGCACGGTTGATACAGAATCACAAGATAAGGTTGAATTGCAGAATCTTAAAAAAGAGTTGCTTCAAAATAGAGATGAAATCATTAATCTATTGGAGAAATTTTCTCTTCAAGAAACGAGCAACAAGCTGAATGAAATAGAAGAATTATTAACTAAGGAATACAAGAAGCCGGGACCGGGCCCTGTTGTTGGTGGATATAAAAAAAAATCTAAAAGATCAACACGCAAATTAAGAGGCAGAGTTGTTCCTGTTCCTGTTCCTGCCCCTGTTCCTGCCCCTGACCCTGTTCCTGACCCTGTTACTGTCGCCGGAACCGATTATTCGGTGACTTTAACAGATATCAACAATAATTTAATTGAGATAAAAAATTTATCAAATCAATTAATTTTCAATTTGGAAAATAAAATAAAGAAATTTTCATCTACACGATCTAAAGATCCAACTACTTCTCTAAAAGATCAAACCGATGTGTTCCCTTTATTTGAAGATATCGAAAAAAATCACACTAAAATAGATGAATTTATTGATTATCTAAAAAAGTCTACCTTTATTGACATTAATTCTACAAAAAAAACAGAAATAAGAATCAAGGTCCAAGAAATAAAGCAATTATATCAAAAAATTGGTATGTTGGATTCTCAACTAACCGAATTATTTAAAAAGGAGACATACAATTATATCATCTCTGATAAAATAGAAGGAAGCGACTCACTTTTTAAACAAAAAAAAATATATGACACTTTTTCAGAGAAATTCTTGAATTTAATTGAAAAATATAGATCAGAAGGAATATCTTACAACTCAATAATCACTGATTTAAATAAAAAAAAAATATTTTTTGATTCAATGAATAAAATTATTACGATTAAAAGTGATTATCTTAAACTATATAAAAATACATTGATTGCTCTTTTGGAGAAAATCTCTAACCAGCAAATATATGTATTTGCTATGCGTAATTTAATGCAATCATTAGTTAAAATACAGAAACAAAATATATTAAATTATCAGGATACAAATAATAAGACAAAAAATAAACCGTCATCCATCTATGGCATAGTAGTAGACGAATATGATTCTCTCGAACTTTTAAAAACGGTCATCTCTTTTGAATTGTTGAAATTCGATTTTTCTGTTTATGATTCTTTGCGGCAATATTACATAGAAGATAGTCCATTTACCCTCTATAAAAGAGAAATAACCGATATGATTATCAAGGTTGAAGACGAAATAAACTTATTGCGTGACTACAATATAAGAGAAGAATTTGAAAAGTATTACAAATTTAAAACTTTATTAAAAATAGACAAGCATAAGTTTGACTATTATAATATAAGGATGATGATATTTGACTTTGAAAATGAAAAAATGTTGTGGAATTTATTATCAGAAGAAACAGTCAAACTTCTTAATAAAACAAAAAAGGTGACTTTTAATTCTATTACCAAGTCCTATCTGCTATATAAAAAATACACTCAAAATTATACAGAGGATGAGCGAACACAATTTTTAACGCGTTTTAATCTTGGTCAAAAACCCATTCAAAGTTCAAACTCTCTATTTATGCGTACGCTTGTTGGAACCGTTGATAGTGACAAAAAACAACGCACAGAATATTTAAATATGAGAAATTCGCAAATTATATCATATACTTATATTACTCTATACATTAGATTATCCGTTATTACATTATCCAGAAAAATTACATACAACACCCAAATTAAAAATATTGTTTCCAGCACCATTGAATTAAAAAGATCATTAAAAAAATATTATGCTTCACTCAAAGAAATAAGCGATTTCAGTGAATTTGATGAAATTGTAACAGATTCTTTATATTGGGATCTGAGTGATATCAGTTTGGATAAAAATATGATTGATGTCAAAATAAAAGATATAGACGACGATTCATCCTTATTGATTACTTATAGAAGCAAGGTTGATGATGATATTATGAAATTAGATACAGATTTTAAAAACGAGGTTGATTTAATGTTGCCATACATAAGCAAGATAGGTATTCTTAAAACGTGTCAAAATATTACTCAAAATGCAAATATGAATGAAAAAATAATAAGTACGAATGAACAGCTTTTAATCGATTTTTTTAAAAAATTTATTATTGATAAAGATAACAGCGATATTGCACACTACCAATTTCTACAACTACAAGTTGATTATTTTGATATTAATGAAAAAGATGTATCGATGTCAGTATTGACAAAAATAAATGATTATGTGCGTAAATGGTCCATTTATGGTTATGATTATCCTAGAAAGATTGGAGCTGATCCAGATTTGGCTGATAATCGTATAGGGTCCATTTTAGAGACATTTGTCACTGCATTAAATGGTGAATTGATTTCTTTGAAAAAGACGACATTGAATAAATATGCAAGAAATCCGGAAGATCAACCGGATCCATTTAACTATAATAATTTAGACGGTTCCAATTATACTGAATTTAAATTTTCAGTCAATGGTATTAAAAGGGCGATTGCTGATTTTATTGTAAAAGATGAATATAAATTATATATAAACCATTATGGAAAAAAGGCTATAGATTTTATAAAAATGGTAATAAAAAATTATCATCAATTAAATTATAAAAATAATTATTTAAAGAAAATTAAAAGCAAAATTTTAGACTACTTAAAACTTGAACTTGAAAAAATTAAATTTATGTTCAAAGAAAAGGATGTAGACAAGATTATTGATGATATAGGTAAAATACCAAAAGGGTATAAATTGAAAGACTTTGAAAGCATTATTTTCACTAAACCAGGTGAAATATCGGCTGCAATTATGAGCGAATATTACAATGGCGATTCATTTATTGCTACATTGTTAGAAGAAATTTTTAAGATAAAAATCTTTATAATTGATAGTTTCCAAAATGGAATTGATGTGGGATCTTTTATAAAATTTAAAGACGAAAAAAATGATATACACGAGGGTACAATTAAGAAAATAGACAAAAGTATGACATATTTGGCCGAAGAAAAGAAATATGAAAATAATCTTTATTCAAAGGAATATACAGTTTACTATTGCAAATTAATATTCGAAGAATTAAAAAATATATGTATGAACCGATACGAAGAGATTATTTCTATGGTAAGTCGACGACCTGCTAATTTCGAAACAACTTTGCAACAATATAAAAAAATAATTATAAGCATTGATTATTTATTAAATATGTTAGATGTTGTTAATTTTCCACCTATTATTGATAAGCCAATAATGGATATTATTTTAACTATTTTAAATGAAAAAAATATATATGTTTATCTAGAGAAAATAGACCCTAAATTGGGTAAAACTAAATTAACCTATTTTGTCAATTTATTAAATGGCGATTCTACAGCGAAAGACCCTGGTATACTGGTAAATACAATTGAATATTATCCTAAATTGTTTATTTTAACAAAATCACTTAAACTTTATCAGATAATGTGTGACAAAATTTTGCAATATGAATATATCAATGAACCGTATTATATTATTAATTCTAATTCATTATATGCGAATGCCACAAAAGCAACAGTAAAAAAAAATGATTACTTGTTTATTTTATACGATAATTTTAGTCAAATGTATAAAAATATTTACAATTCTATTGAAAACACATTTATTTATAAATACGATAAAATACCAAATTTTTTAAATATGCTAGTTTTAAATTTTAGAGAAAAAATAGGTAATGCAAATAAAGGTACACTATATTTTTCGGTTCAAACAGAATATGCAAGGTTGATTGAAGAATATTATAATAAATATATTGCCTTTTTAAATAAAAACGTCTCTAAAACTGCAATTGCTCTTCCGAAAACAAAGTTTGAATCTGGTGTAAGGCGTAGTTCACGAACATCTAAAAAGATCGATATTACAAAAAATAACTGGCGAGGAGGTGCACCTCCTCCAGAATTTAATAGATTCAGCAATATAAATCGTGGAAATAGCACAATCGAGAGTAATCGAGATTCTAGATTAAGTTATTATATTATCATTGATTTGGATTTATATCCAGGAAAAGACGGTATCCCGTTTAAAGAAAAACTTGTATTAGGTTGCCAGAATCACTACGAAAAAATTCGCCGAGCCTGGGCGAAATTATTCGGTTTAGTATATAGACCAAATGAATTATATATTTCAGGAAATGTGCCACAAACGTCTTCTCAATACAATAATAAAGACACACGTAGAAATAGAGTTTCAAATAATAGAACAAGAAGAGAAGATAGACCAAAAAGAGATGATAGATCTAGAGAATACGATAGACCAAGGGAATACGATAGACCAAGAAGAGATGACAGATCTAGAGAATACGATAGACTAAGAAGAGATGATAGGCCTAGAAGAGATGATAGACCAGGGGAATATGATAGATCAAGGGAATATGATAGACCAAGGGAATATGATAGATCAAGAAGAGAAGAAAGATAAAGATAAAGATAATAAAATTATATTAAATGTATTTATTTAATATAATTATTAATGCCTGATCCATATACAATAAAGATACGGTTTTTTTCGAGTTTTTGCGACAGTTTCACGTGTAAAACAAATTACGAAAATGTTTTTGAAACAAAATCAATTGAGGATTATGGAACGGATAAAAAAATATATATTACTTGTGATGATGACTATACCCACGCTGTTATTATAAATACCGCAATGCCAGTATTAAAAGAGGGTATACCAAAAGAAAATGTCATAGGCATTGCATTTGAACCTATTTATATATTAGGGTTAACAGCCGAATTTGTAGAATATGCAAAGAATACAATTCATCATTATTATATTGGCGACAAGAAAGATCTGCCTGACCTATTTCAAGAACATTATGCATATATGTGGCATATTTTTCCTTTGACCTATTTACCGATTAAAAATAAATTAATGTCAATAATGATTAGCGAAAAAGCATTTGCACCTGGGCACAAATATAGGCACGATTTGGTCATAAATATATTGAATAACAATTTACCTATAGACATATACGGTAGAGGATGCGAATATTATCTCAAACCAGATTCCCCGTTTATAAATAACGAAAGATTGAAGGGCGAGTTTGATGAGCTAGAACCTTATGAAAACTACCACTTTCATATTTGCATTGAGAATTTTCAGTGTAATCAATATTTTTCTGAAAAAATAGTAAATTCTTTATTATGTTCAACCACACCCATTTACTTAGGCTGCAAAAACATAAATCAATATTTTTCCGATAATGTAATATGTTTAACGGGAGATTTATTAACGGATCTAAATATACTTGTTAGTATTATAAATAACCCAGATCAATACAAGAAATCCATCGACGTAAATAAAATAAAAAAAATAACTAATTTTTTTGATAATTTTGACACATTATTCAAGTGAAATAATATTGCATAATTGAATATTTCAATTTGTCAATGAATCTATGAATTGCAAAGCCAAGTCATCTGGGATGAAGTTGAAATCGATCATTTTCTGATTTACTGCGAATTTTTCAGACGCATTCTCTTTTTTCATTCGTTCATTGAAATACTCTGGATCCTGATAACATTTAAGTGCGGTTTTAGGCCCGCATTTTTTCAATACAGATGGAATATTATCACTGACATCGCCCATTACAATTTTACAGAATAGATCAGATTTTGCGTCGCCATTGCTGCTTTTTTGCAGTCCAATATTTTTGAACCCGAGGTCAAATATTTGTACACGTGGTTCGATTAACTGAAGATAATCTTTATCGCTAGTGATTATATAGATGCGTATATTTTCATATTTACCTAGCAAATATTTAACCGAAAGTGCTATACAATCGTCTGCCTCTAATTGTGGATGACTAAGTACCGCTTTTACTCCACCTTGCTGAAATAATTCATCATTCCACGCCATTTTGAAGAATGGTCCACCCATAAAGCCATCTTCAGGACCATTTTTGCGGTTTCCCTTGTAATTTTCTTGAAGTGAGTTTCGCCATATTTTTTCTCTCGGACAATCTTTACCAACAAGCATAATAGGTGGGATTTTATCTTTATGAAGACCCAAACTCTTGGGTAAAGATTTTATATTATCGACAAATGTCTTTCTATATTTTTCGACAAACTCTGGATTCTGCAAAGGATCATCATTTGATTCTTCTGGATGTGCACTTTTACGCCATCTGATAATAGAATAGTACCTATGGAAACAATAATAACTACCATCCACAAAGATGAAAGTAGGGGTTTCGCTGTTTACAAGTGAGTCAAGCAAAGTGGACATATTTGAGCTGGGTTACCTATTAATCGCAGGTTTTCAATGCATCAATTTTTATTTTCATCTTTTCATCAATTAAATGGTCTTCTTTTGGTGTAGCTAATCATTATAGTATTTATACGCCTATTTAAATTAGAATAGTCAAATAATAATATATTTTGTAAACAACTTAAAGACCCATCCACCCACAGCCGGTGCACATTTTTTCTTATGGTCTTTGGGATGCGTTATTTTTTCTGTGTCCACACCACTCTCCGTAACGTAAATGAACATATCCCGTACTTTTCTAGTTCCAAGCGCCCAGGGATGTAATGTAACATATTTTGCTGAAAAGTATTTCCACTTTTCGATTTTGGACATTTTTTTTGTCCATTTTTGAAAACCTAAAATACTTTTCAGCAAAAAAGTATGCAAAAAGTGCACTCAGAGCATAATGCAGCGATTTTCAATAATTAAAATTTTGGCGGCTTATTGCAACTTTTTTATTTTTTTCGAGGAAAAGAATATAGCAACTTTTTCTGTTCATGAATTATGGGACATTTCGTGACAAAAAGTTGCTCAAAAGTTGCTCCTAAATTTTTCTGTGAAAAATGTGACTATGTTACAAGCAAGACAAGTAGTTTCGACAAACACCTCTTGACATCTAAACATACTCTCGTGACGCAAACCGTTAAAAAAGTTGCTCATCAGTTGGCAGAGCATTATGCGTGCGAAAATTGTGGCAAAAAATATAAATCAAGAAATGGCCTGTGGTATCATAAAAAGACGTGTATAAAACAGGAAAAGGCTCAATTGAATGACCAGGATTTAATCCACGTTTTATTGAAGGAGAATCAGGAGTTCAAGCAATTATTGATGGATCAGAGCAGTAAGATGATGGAATTAGCTACTAAACCTCTCACTGTAAATAACATAAATAACAATAATAACAATAATCAGTTCAATTTGAATGTGTTTTTAAATGAAAAATGCAAAAATGCTATGAGCATCAACGATTTCGTCAATTCAATCGAAATACAATCCGAGGATTTGGAAGTTTTCGGTAATCAGGGATATGTACAGGGCATTTCTAATATATTTCTCAAAGGGCTTAAAGACCTCGATGAAACGATTCGACCGATGCATTGCAGTGATATAAAACGCGAGATTCTCTATATAAAAAATGTGGATGGGTGGGATAAAGATGATAAAAAGGACAGGATGAAACAAGTAATACAAAACATTGCACATAAGAATTTCAAGTATATTCCGATATGGAAACAAGAGAATGAGCCAAATGTTTCAGATGTAACAACAAAGAAGAATGAGCAATATATGCGAATTGCGAATCAGGTAATGACTGCAATTACTCCAGATGACGATAATGGTATAAATAAAATAATTCGAAATGTGGCCAGTAAGGTCTGTATTAATAAGAATACATAGTGCTATTATAAAATAGAACCAATACTATTTTATAATAATTAATCATCCCTCAGTAAATCAGTGTGAAACATTTCATTCAACGTTTGATTTAACACAGGCATAATATCATTTTTGCAGAGAACCATATTTACTGCATTGCACATAACAGCCGCCAATTGCGTTTTTACAAATGATTCATTTTGACTTATTCCGTATTTATATAGATCATTATTGTACATATATGAGTTTAATTCTACTACGATATTAAATAAATTTGAAATATTTGCTCCACCTTCAACACAAAAAGAGGAATGCAATATTTTTTCTATTGTGCTTAATATTGTATTAATGTGTATTTCTGGTAATGTGTTTAATAATTCTGCAGGTTCTGTATATAAAAATAAAAGATCTTTTGCAATTTCTTTTATCGATTTTGTACTTAATAGTGCATCTGATGCTAAATTTAACATATAAGTTCGAATGTGTTCATCAATTCTTAATACAATACCAAAATCAATAAAAGCAATCTGGTATTCTGGCAAATCAATTGAACCCTTTTCGTTTTTTATAAATAAAATGTTACCTGGATGTAAATCCCCGTGGGCTAATCCATTTAACATTATAGAAACCAATGCAGATTTCATTAAAAGCGACGAATATATTTTATGATCTCCTTCATCTATTTCATTAATAGATTTCCCATTTATAAATTCCATCATTATTGCATCACCGTATTTATCGGTTACTTCCTTGTAAATTTGCGGTATTTTGAGGTATTTTATATTTCTGCATTTGTCCGCGTACTCAATCGTATTATTTACTTCTTCGTGGAAATTAAGTTGTTCCTTTAAAATGGAAATGTTCTTGTTCAATAGTGTGCGAATATCTAATACATTTAAATAAGGAATATAAGATAATACGTTTATAAAAAATTGAAAATTTTCTATAGCAATTCTTAATTTTTCATCTATATTGACACGCTTCATTTTTAAAATAATATCTTTACCAGCATTTTCATCGTGCAACTGAAAAACGAGAGATATCATACCCGCCTTGATTGGTTCATCAGAATACAAAATTAAATTATATTCCTTTTTAATTTTATTTATTAGATCAATATTTACATCGCTATTAGTGTAAGGTACTGTATCTGTAAATTTCAACAATTCATTATTAATTTCTTCACTTATAAAACTCTTATTCATCGCGATCGCCTGAAACAATTTAACATATAATATATTTTTCTTGGTTAATTTTCCGGCAAGTCTTTTAATAAGTAGTTTTTTTTGAAGATGGAATAAGTAAAATACAAATTCATATGAAAACAAATATAAGATGGATCCAATAAACAAACATTTATCAAATAAATTATCGAACCACATTTTACGTATATTTAACTATGCATAATTTTCTATAAATTGTTTTATTCTTAAAGTTATTTTTGATGCTATTTTTATAATATACTTTTCAATAAAATCAAAGATTTCCAGTTTGCCGTTCATAGTTAGTGTACTAGAAAGCTCAACATTATGATCATTATTAATCTTAAATTCTACTAATATTTCGTCAAAAACGAGTAAATCCGTATTATTTGGTAAATTTTCAGGAATCCTGTCTTGAATTGTTTTGAAATTAAAGTAAATAGAATCATTATCTTTATCCTTATCGATTTTTACATAAAAATGAGAATATTTTTGTGAAACACCTAAATCGACAAAAAAATGCTTAAATAGAAAATGCACAATTGCTTCATTTTCATTAACAACAGTTAACTTATAACCATCAAATATATCTTTATTCAATACATATACCATATCCAACAAAGAAAATTGGATTAATTTTTTCATATAAACGGCCGGATTATTTAATGAGACTGAAAAATAAAAACTATTTTTATCAAGTTTTTTAATCATCATATTGTTTTTATTTAATAAAACAACAGGAAATTCCATTTTATTTTAAATGATGATAATTAAATATATAAATTAACTTAATGAGCGAAAATCGCAGAGAACATAGCAATCGCCATTTTTTTCTGTTTGTCGTATTCAACGATCGGTTGTGGATAATTTCCTACACTTAGCTCTTTAAGCTCCTTTTTTGAATATTTATATAATTGATGAATAGTTTTGGGGTCGACATCTTTCAATTCAGGTATCCATTGTTTAATGTAGGTTGCTTGAGGGTCGTATTCGGACGCCTGTAACCACGGATTGAAAATGCGAAAATAAGGCTGAGAATCGGCACCGGTGCTTGCGTTCCATTGCCAATTTCCGTTGTTTGAAGCTGGGTCGTAATCGGTCAACTTTTGGGCAAAATATTTCTCGCCTTCTCTCCAATCGATCAAGAGAATTTTTGTTAAGAAGGATGAAACAATAAGTCTTGCTCTGTTGTGCATATATCCTGTAAGATTTAACTGACGCATACCCGCATCAACCACCGGGAATCCGGTTGTACCTGTTTTCCAGGCATTGAGCCAAGCCGTATTTTTGTGCCATCTAAGCTTATTATATGATTGTTTCATCGGCTTACCTAAAACATAGGGGAATGAGAAAAGGATATTTGCGTAGAAATCACGCCATATAAGTTGACGAACGAGATCGTGGTTTGTCCTGAATGCTTTCCACACTTCGCGTATCGATATACAACCAAACTTGATATAGGCAGATAACTGTGTTGTCGGTTTTTCTAATGTATTATGTGTTTTACTGTAATGCTTTTGAGTACGCAACGCGGTTTTCAAACATTCGATAGCATTCGGTCTTCCACCTTCGACAAGTATATTTTTATTCTCCTTTGTAAACTTCGAAAAGGCTGCATCGAGAGAAATAGTATTGGGAATCCGTCCACTGCGTTTACCTGAAAAATGAATGCGTCTCTTAGGGGCAGGTTGTTCAAAATGCTTCTTAATTGCTGTATTATAATAAGGCGTGAATTTTTTGTAGGGTTCACCTTGGCCATTCATAATGGATCCTGGTGGGTGCAGATAATAGTCGTGAAAGGAGTCACATACGATACCGTGTTTTTTACATAATTGATGTATTTGGGTGTCTCTCTCGATCGCATATGGACTGTAATCCAAATTGAATGATACATAATCGATGTCAAACGCTTTTATGCATTGTTCTACAATCCGGTTGTTTTCTCCAAAAAACGTGTATAACTGACCTCCCTCTGCTTTTATATTTTGCGAAAGATTTTCGAGGCTTTCAATCATAAATTGAACAGCGTTGTCGGATTTGTAGTGATTTGATCGAGTTACTTGTTCTGGTGTGAAAATGAAAATGGCGAATATACGTTTACATTTTGAATTTGCTATATTTAAAGTAGTATTATCGATAATTCTGAAATCACGTCTAAATATGAATAATCCGTTTTCAAAAGACATTATTATATTATTGGTGCATAATATTATGTCCTAAATGTAAATGGCTTGTCCTATAAAGCAATGTTCTAAATCTATATAAAAGATACTCAACATATATACACAAGTATGCTCTTGCTATTTATTGCACTTTTACTATTAAATACAATGAATTGTTTTGCATTTAAACCCAAATTCCATTTAAACAGTGAACAAATAAAAACAGTCAACCATTTAATTCAAAATCCTGGTTTAACAGATTATCAAAGAAATAAAATAAATTACATTTTATATTGCTCTTATGAAAAATGGGCGGTTAAGATAGCGAAGAAGTTTATGTATTTGCATAGGAATAAATGTTTGAATATAAATAAGGATGATATCATACTGTCTAGTAAGATAGGGCTTTTTAAATCGATACAAAAATACAACGGAAAGCATTCATTGACGAATTATTCTTATTTTTATGTAAAATCCGAACTAATGAAAATAATAACAGAAAAGTATGCAATGTCTTCTGTTTCCAAAAAAGTGAGAATGCAAAACAAACAATATTTCTCAAAAGAGGAAATTGAAAAATATAATAAGGAACTTTCCACACCTATAATTGAATATAAAAATAGTTGGTTATTTAATGATATTTATTTTTCAAAAAATTCGGGTAATCCAAATTCATTTGAAACTTATAGCGAGTTATGGGATAAAATAAATCAGTTGACACCATTTGAACAAAGAATAATAAAAATGAAATATACATATGATTTTCAACCACTTTTAACAAATAAAAATGTAGCAGAATTAATGTGTTGTTCAGAGGAGACAATTAGAACAAAGCTGATAAAAATAAGGGAAGATCTCAGAAAGATAATGTGAAGTAGAATGAGAAAAATAAGATTATTTTATATTTTATTTGTTATAATATATAAAATATTAAATGAAAAAGTCAGGAATAAACAAGTGGTTATTAATACTAGCTATTATAATATTGATTGTTTTTATGATATACTTTTTCTCTCGAAGCACAATATTTGAGGGTATGACAAATAACAAAAAAGATGAAATCCCAAAAAAGATCTGGACCTTTTGGGACAGCCCCGAAGTACCTGATATAGTGAATCAATGTATCGATACGTTGCGTGAATTCAATCCAGACTACGATATTGTTATTTTGAACAAAACTAACATTTCTAATTATATTCCAGGAGTCGATTTTTCAAAAATGAAACATATTAACGAGACACCACAGCGATTTTCTGATATGGTTCGATTACATATTTTATCAAAAGAAGGGGGATTTTGGGTAGATGCTACAATTATCTGCCAAAAACCCTTTGAATGGATTCAAGAAATTCAACGCAACACAGGATCCGAATTTGTCGGATATTATATCAATTTATTTACACTACCTCATTTTTTAGATACTTCACCTGTAGTAGAAAATTGGTTTTTCGGTTGTATAAAAGATTCCACCTTTGTAAAGGATTGGTTAAATGAATTTTCCACTATTGTCAACTACAATACAGTAGAAGAGTATGTTGATTTGCAAAAAACCCAGATTGATTTTCAAAATATTGACGGACCTTATTATTTGTCAATGCACGTAGCAGCTCAAAAAATACTGCAAACAAATGTCAATAAGTACAAGTTACATTTGCTCAAAGCCGATGATACTGCATTTAAATACTTGGTGGATAATCACTGGGATGGTTACAAGGCAATTCAACAATTATTACATAAAAAATATATAGACCAACCCATTATTAAATTAAGAGGTGGTGAGAGAAATATAATAAAATCCCTGGACTATCAACCCTATTTTAATGCACTGTTTGAAAAGGCTGAAAACAAATAAGTAATAAATATCTTATTTACAATCATAATCTACCATTTCCTTAACAAGGCTTGTAAAATCATATTTCAATTTCCATCCTAATTCATTTCGTGCTCTTGTACTGTCTCCAAGCAATTCATCTACTTCAGTCGGTCTGAAATACTTTTCAGAAATACATATGAGCTCCCTTCCTGTTTCCTTGTCATAACCTACTTCATCTAGTTTATCGCCTCTCCATAAAATATTGAACCCCTTCATCTTGAATGCAACTTCGATAAATTCGCGAACACTATGATATTCATTAGTAGAAAGAACATAATCATTTGGTTTTTCTTGTTGCAACATTAACCACATACCCTCTACATAATCTTTTGCGTGACCCCAATCTCGCATAGAATCAATATTACCCATAACAAGTTGTTGTTGTTCACCCTTAATAATTTTTCCTAAAGCAATTGTAATTTTTCTAGTTACAAAATTATGACCTCTTCTCGGACTTTCGTGGTTGAATAAAATTCCAGTGCACGCAAATATTCCATATGCTTCTCTATAGTTTTTAGTAATCCAATGAGCATATAATTTAGCTACTCCATAAGGGGATCGAGGATAAAATGGTGTTGACTCATTTTGAGGAATTTCTTGTACCTTTCCATATAATTCAGATGTTGAAGCTTGATAAAAACGTATTTTTTCATTGGGTACATTGCATACACGAATCGCATCTAATAATCGCAATACACCTAAACCATCAACGTTAGATGTATATTCGGGCATATCAAATGATATTTTAACGTGGCTCATAGCTGCTAAATTATAAATTTCAAGACATTCAATATCATTATACGTACAATAAATCTCATTTAATATATTTAATAGATTGCTTGATTCACATAGATCACCGTATCGCAGAACAAGCTCATTAAATATATGTTCAATTCTAAATGTATTGATATTAGATGATCTACGAATTAAACCCCATACTTTATATTTCTTTTCTAAAAGAAACTCGGATAAATACGATCCATCTTGTCCAGTAATGCCAGTTATAAATGCAATTTTAGACATAATATATTATTAATATATTTATATCTAAATATCTAGACTTACGGTATTTTTATCCGACTTTTGACGACGCTTGCTACGTTTTGGCAAGTTGCCTTCTCCTTGTAATTCCTTTAATTCAGAAATACTTATTGTACTGCTATCATTTCCGTTATTCTGCATACCGAAATTGGGGGAAACTTCTTGGATATTAATTGTCTTCGTTTTGAGACCATTTAAAATATCCGAAATATCGCTAGGACCCCTCATCTCTGGACGATTTGACCGTGGAATATCAGATGTACCTCCGAAGTTCTCTCGAATATTTATTCCATCATTTTCATTGTAAAAAGATTTCGCACTTGACATTCGATTGGAATTATTATTACCTGGACGGCTCGTGGGTGCGTCGCGATTTTGCGTAGCTAATGGTGGCGGTGGTGGACCCTGTGATGATTCTTGGCTCATCATATTGTTCATAAAACCAGAGAATCCAGGACTAGTCTGACTCATCGAGTTTACCGCAGCACTTTGAAATTGACGCATTAAATCGGGATTTTGTCTAAGAATATCATCCATACCAGGCATAGCGGATTTGAACATCGTGTTTGTCATATGAACCATCATAGCACTTCCACCGAGCTGAAAAAGAAGTTTTAATTCAGGTGCCATCGAAGCTCTGCTCTTGTATTTTTCATATAATTCGCCAAAAACATCATCATAATCGTTCAGATTCTCATTGAGTTGATCACTCCACCCATCTAGCTTAATATCAAATGGATCAAACCGGTTGTTTAAAAATTCGATACCATTAATGCACGCCATTAGCATATTTCCTTGAAATTTAATAGAATTTGACTTGGATTTTTCGTCCATAATCATTTCATATTCGCCTTGCATTTCTGCAAGAGGTGATTCCATTGTATATTTTTTTGTTAGGCTTACACCCTTTGATTCAAGTGCTTCTAACTTTCTTAAATACTTGAACTTCTCTCGCAAAAGCTCTTCCTTTGACATTTGAGGTTGACTTGGAACTGGTTTATCCGGATTAATTGGAATATTATTGAATTTTGAATAACCATCCCAAGTTTTACTGTCGGTTTCTGTATCAGCTGTCGCCTTACCTATGCTAATATCTGGCTGACTATCAAAATTGAAATCAGACTTGTCTTCAAAATTAACAGAACGGTTAAATAGGTTGGATTTTCCTTCATAGTGATTATTGTCCATATCATCTGCTAAATTGTTCAACTCATCTTCTAAATTGTTTAAATCGTCTAGCTCAATATCGGATTTATTTCCCGAATTTTCCTTTTTTCTGTCATTCATAAGGAGTTCAATACCAGACCCAAAATTCGATCCCGATCCTTTGGACGATGAACTAGGGGCATTCCAATCATCACTCAAATTTTCATTTAAATTGATGGTAGAGATGTCAATTATATCTTCCATTATTATGAATTAAATAGAACATTAAATTTAAGTATTAACGAATAATATATATTATTTATAATATGAATCTTATTTATTATTGATATACCAAATGGCTTGTAGAAAAGAATCTGCTAAATCGTCCTTTTTAGAGTGTTTTTTGAAAAAGTCTTCCCATTCTTGAAATTGATATGTAGTTAAAAAGTGTAAACATTGCTGTATACCCATTTTTTTCCTATCGCTATATTTCGTTTTTGTTTGGTCGGCTACTTGGTCGATTGTTTTTAGTTTGTTTGAGGCGTTTACAAAATCAATTTGTATGTTGTTGTTTTTCATAATAAAATATTGTGCAATCATACCTTGAATCGTTTTCATCCTATTTGCGATTGGACTGATTTGGTTTTCAATAATAACTTTATCAATATTATCTATTTCATCAAACAAAGTATGGTCAAATTTTGTTTGTATGTTTCGTCCAATGGTGACAAGGTCTATTTTTGAGGAGTTTGTGGTTTCAACTGGTTCAAAACACGAATTAAAAATATAATCATTGATTAATGATATTAATTCTGCCTTTTTGCAAGGTTGAGGATATTTAATCTTATAATCATCTGCTATTTGAGATAAAACGGGCATTTTTTGCTTATTGATGAAAGCAGATTTCAATTTTGAAGTTGGAATCTGAAATTGCTGTTTTTTTGAATGTTTTAAACAGTAGCATTTATTATTTTTCATAAATTTTGCTGGTTTGTTACACAGTGTATTTTTTTCAATTTCGCAACATTTACTCTCGTTTTGTTGTGCTAGATTGATAATGTCCCATTTTATAATAGTTAATTTTTCGGGTGTTGTTTCTAAAAGGCAAAATGCTAGATTTTTAATTCCAACATCAATGCTCAATATTTTCATTAATATTTATAATATAAACTGATAATTTTATATTATAATAAAATTACAAGATTTCCAAGATTTTCAAAATTATTTAATCATTTTTGACCCAAAAAAGTGCCAAAGAACAATAGAAAGTATGCTTCCAACAATAAACCCATCTCCGGCGGACTTCAATGTTTTACCAAATGAATAATAGAATACTAGAGGTCCAATAAGATACGAGAGAATAATGTAAAAAAACATTATTGATAGAAAAGTGGTCAACCCGGATGACATTTCTTTAAGTTATATATATGTGCAATATTATTTTTGAGATATAAGATAAATTCCAATAATGGTTAAAATAAAACCCAGTATTTGCTTCCAATGGTATTTTTCTTCGAAAAAGAATATACCGATAAAGATGAGAGATATAGTAGATGCGATTTTAATGAACATCGAGTTGATAAGAGGTGTATTATAATTTTTATCAAATTCAATAATAAAGATAGAAGAAGAAACTGCCAACAATGCCATTAATGCAAGGCACCCGAATTGGGAAAAAGATAAATTTGTATAATTTTCAAATGTTTTTTCAATAAAATTTGTTTTATCAAAAAAGACTTTATAAAGAAAGAAAACAAGTACGAGAAAAAAATAAAAAAAAGTGTTTATAAATAGCAATTCGTGTGAGTTTAATGTTGTTAATAGATGTTTACGAAAATAGGGTGTAAATGATTTGAATATAGATAGGCTAAATAGATAATGATACATTTATATATATATTGTTACTAATATATATAAATTTTATGCACTTTGTTTGTTTGAAGAAACGCGTTGTGTATCTACTTTGAGCTAGGTTTAATATCATTTGTTCCATAATTAATAGACGGTGAGATCATTCTGGCCTGCAATTGTTCTCTAGAAACGTATGGGTTTTTAAGATCGCTTGTTGGATAACCAAAACCGGGTGCTGATGTATCCATCACCGACTTGTACATATAAGGGACATTTGAAGATGGAGTAGTATTCACGTGTGTATGTGGGTTGAGTCCTAGATCATAACACGCTTCTTGGTTATTATATTTCATAATTTTAAGAGCATTGTTTGTTAAAAATTGACGATATCCCCAACTTGTAGTAATATGTTCTTGTTTTTGAATGCGTTCGTTAATAACAGCCTCTGGTTGCCAAGTTGCAAAGTTTCTGCCATCGGCCATAATAGGTGGAAAATTGAAATGAATATTATTTGAACCACTGTAACACGTTGCCCAAGACATTGATATATCATAATAAGAGAAAAATATTGCATCAAGAAAAATGATGAAGTATAATTTATTCCGACACAGATCCTAGAAGTTTCAATAAATCGTTTTTTTTAAGTTTAGATGCATCTGTTACTAACCCTTTTTCGGAAACTATATTCCTTAACTTATTGAGTGACATTTTTTTAAAATCAGGAACGTTGTTATTTTCATCTAAATTAGAAATATCAATAGATTTGATTAATTCGGAATCAGTTAAATTGAATAGTTCCTCTGCTTTATTATCGTCGTTCAGGCTTTCAAGATCGTCGTCGTTTAATTCAGAATTGGTTTCTGTTTCATCACCGTCTTCTAGCTCTGGTTCTGGTTCTTGCGGTAGAGTGTGCTCTTCTAATAACTCAAATGGTTCGCCTAAGCCTATATTGATTGTTTTAATATTTTCAGATAGTTCAACATTTTGAACAGATTCATTATCAACTGACTCGGAATCGGAATCGGAATCGGAATCTGACTCGGAATCTGACTCGGAATCATTATCAGAATCCTCATCTGAAACATCTATAAGAGAATTTGGTGTATTATTAAAAATGGTTGGATTATTATCTTTTCCTACTAGTCCTCCTCCTCCTGTACTGACTCCTTGAACCCGAGAACGAACATAATTCACTTCTTCCGCCATAGTTGACATAATACCTAACATTGTTGCAATTTTATGGTTTTGTTCATTTAATCTTTGCATAAAAAAGACTGATGCAACACCAACAAGGAGCAATGTTATTCCTAAATAAATAAGCGTGGATAATGAAAAAATATCGGATAAACCCATTATTAGAGTTTGAGAATATATTATTCTCTTAAAGGAAACGAATATTTTTATATAGAATTGTTGATAATTTCTTCTGGATAATTCATATCCTTCAACACTTTTATTCCACCGCGAACTGTTGAAACACCCTTTTTCAACAAATACGTATAAACAAAGGTTTTATTATTTTCGGGATCATTCAACGTTTCCATATGATGGTTTTCAAAAGACGCATTTTTCTCTAAATTTTTACAAAGTTCGTAAAAGTGTGTCGTTAATAAACAACTTACACTCTTATATTTTGCTAAATAATTCATAAATGCAGATGCACTGGATATAGCTTCATCCGGATTTGTACCAGAATATAATTCATCAAACACACAAAAATGATTATCACTAGGATATAAATGTATTTGCTCAATTATCTCTTTACATCTTCTCGCCTCGGCTTGAAAGAGACTATCTCTACCCGATGTATCAGGTATATTTAAATA